GTGCATGCGCAGAATTTCTCGGTCTACGGCATCCGCAAAATGTGGCACACTATGAACCGTGAAGGCTATCATATCGGCCGCGACAAGACCGCACGTCTGATGAAACTCGCAGGTGTTTCCGGCCGCCGACGTGGACGAACCCCTGTGACAACGATTAGCCCGAAGGCACCGGATCATCGCCCAGACCTTGTACAGCGAGACTTCCGTGCGCAGGCGCCAGGCAGGTTGTGGGTTGCCGACATTACCTACGTTCGCACCCTGTCAGGATTCGCCTACACCGCATTTGTCGTGGATGTATTCAGCCGAAAAATTGTTGGTGTCGCTACACGATCGACAATGCGCACCGACGCGCTGCCGATGGAGGCTTTGGAGCATGCGTTAACGACTGCAGGGCGAATTCATGGAAACCAGTTAATTCACCATAGCGATCGGGGCAGCCAGTATGTGTCGTGGAAGTATTCCACTGCGCTAGCTGAGTCAGGAATCCGCCCGAGTGTGGGAACAGTCGGCGATTCTTACGACAATGCGCTAGCCGAAACAGTCAACGGTCTCTACAAGGCTGAACTGATTCATGCCCAAGGCCCGTGGACGTCGGTCGGAGAAGTCGAACTGGCCACCTTGCGGTGGGTGCATTGGTGGAACACCAAGCGGCTTCATGAAGCTTTGGACTACGCCACCCCACAGGAAGTAGAAACCGAGTACTATCTCACCCAGCCCATCAACACAGGGCTGTAAAAGAAGCGGAACTAAACCCAGGACGCTTCAAATCCTCATGGTCATCGCCGACAACCACGTCACCACATCACTAGCTGCGACCGGAGAAATAATCACCGAGCACTACATCGACACAGCCCGCGACTACCAAAAGCCCTACTGGAAAAAAGGCGACCCACCCCTAGAGCCAAAACACGAAAAACCGGCACCCCAGAACAAAAACAACTGAGATGCCGGTTTGTCAACGATGTCGCGACTGACCTGTCAAGCATGTCACGACTCATGACATTGGAGCCGACGACGGGAATCGAACCCGCGCCAGCAGCTTGGGAATTTGATAGCGCATCGCAGAATAGTACCAGTACAGGGTACTAATTAGTTTCAATATGTTTTATCCCGAGGTGAAACACTGTACTATGGTGTGCATTGCAGTACAGGCTGTCAGCTACCAATACAGCTACACAACCCGCCCCAGCTACAACCCCAGCTACACAACACACCATTATGCGATCTGTAAAAAACCTCCAACTCGGCTCTATATACAAGACAAAACGCGGCGACTGGCGCGCCGCCATCACCATCGGATACGACGGCAAAGGCCGACAAATACGCAGAACCACCTCAGGCAAAACTAAAGCAGAATGCCTACGCCGCCGGAACGAGCTGTACCTGCAACTCCAGCAGAAAACCACGACGCCCACCAAAGTCACCGTCGAAACGTTCATACACCAGTGGATAGACACGGCAGCACTCGAAAAATACTCACCCAACTCGCTACGAAACGTCAAAGGCCACTGTAGGAATTACATCATTCCAACGCTCGGCCAATACCAGATAAAGGACGTTGGAGCCGACGAGGTGAGAGAACTCGACCAGGCCGTCAGGAACGCCGGATGCTCCGACAGGACAGTGCAAATCGTGCACTCTACATTCTCAGCAGCTATGCGTGATGCCGTCCGGCGTGGCCTTATCGAGGTGAATCCCGTTTCCCGGGTGGATAGGCCTCGTGCGGCGTCGCATCCTCGTACTGCATTGACGGTTGACCAGGCACGGCATCTTATCCTGCATTCCTCCCGTGCGGGCGACCCGCTGGCATCATTATGGGCGGCGTACCTTTTCCTCGGGCCACGTAAGGGGGAGCTGCTGGGCCTCACCCGCGACAGGGTTTCCCTCGTGCAGGGTATGGCGCAGATTGATCTCTCGTGGGCATTATCTAGCGTGCCGTGGAGGCATGGCCGTGACTGTGGATGCCCCGATGGGGTACGGAGCGATAAGTGCCCTCTGCATGAGCATGCGGTACCGCCGGGGTATGAGTGGGAAGAGCTAAGCGGGTCGATGATTCTGGCGCGGCCTAAGACATTGACCTCGCGGCGGATTGTGCCGGTGCCAGCTCCGCTCGATGAAGTACTACGGCGCCATATCGACACGGCCCCGGGGAATGAGTGGAATCTTGTGTGGCTATCAGAGAAGGGGAGGCCGATACGTCCGGAGAGGGTGCTTAAGCGATGGAAAGCGGCGCTTCGTGACGCGGGGCTGCCGATTGTTGACCTACACACGGCGCGGCACACTGCCGCCTCCCTCCTCCGTGAATGCGGGGTGGGGCCGGAGGTTATCGCCGCTATCCTCGGGCATTCCAAGGTGGATACGACGTTTAACTACGTGCACGTTAATGCGGGTCAGACGCAGCGGGCACTGGCGGATTATTCAGCTTTCCTCGGTTTGCCGGGAGGCGATGCTTAGGCCTCGGATGAATGCGAGGGCCTCTCGCTGTAGGTGAGGCGGGAGGCGTTGCGCTTCGGCGACGATTTCGGCGTGGCAGTCCTCGGAGGTGGGGGTTGTGGTGATGTCGGCGGCATCGAAGATGCGGTTGATGGGGAGACCTACGCCCTGGGCTGCTTTGGCGAGGGCTTCGGGGGATGCGGAGATGGGGATGCGTTTGCCGTCGCGGATATTGACGCCGGTTTCGAGGCGGCGCCACCATGATTCGGAGAGGCCGGAGCGGCGGGCGGCTTCTGCTTTGGATAGGCCGCTGTGTTCGCGGGCTTGCTGGAGGAGTTGGCCGGGTAGCCATTGGTCGTGGGTTGTCATGCTTTTAGCGTATCAATCAGGCGCTTTGGTACCGGATTTTACATTAGCCAGTACCGTATAGTACTATTTAGTACAGGGCAGAGAGATACAGCCCACGCCCTGCAAGGCGAACCGCTAGTCAAAAAAGGAAACACCACATGGCTATCTACATCAAAGGCCACCCCGAAGGACTGCTCGACCTCAAAGAGGCACAGCAGTACCTCGGCGGGATAAGCCGTACCACCATCTACAGCTACATGAACCGCCCCGATCATGAAAACCGACTCATCAAAGCATCCCGCCCCGGACGCAAAGTCCTATTCACTCGCCACGACCTCGACACATTCATCAATGTGGAGCAAACACTGGCGGACGCAGCATAAAACTAGGAAAACCCCCACGGTGCTGCAACACCATAAATGTGGGGGATTCGCACCAGTCAGAAAGGAAACTGAAAACCTGATGCAACCCAATGATAACACCCCAGAGCACGCGAACGCGAAATACGACCTCGCACAGCGCGTCATCCTCCAAGCCGCCATCCTCGGCAAACTCTACGAGGTACACAAGGCAGAAAAGAAACAGCTGGAGAAAGAACTACAGCCCGGCGATAAACGCACCGTCACCAATGAGCAGGGCGTAAAACTCGGCACCGCCTCCATGAGCCAGCCGAACAAGAAAGCAGTCTGCAGCGACCGCGCCACCCTCCTCGCAATGGCCGACGAGGACGGGGCAGAAATCATCGACGCACTCCCGCCGGAGGGCGACCCCCGCCACCAAGAAATTATTGATCTCCTTTTTGAAATCCGCCCTGACCTCCTCGACTCGGGAGTCTCCAAAGCGGATGAAAAGCACCTCGCAGACAAGGTGCTAGAGAAGTGGCAAATCACCGGCGAGCTACCCGCAGGATGGGAAATTACCGACGCTTCCACGGCCCGGATGACTATCCGCAAAGGATCCGACAAGGTCGCCAAAGCATCGATTGAGCACATGATTACCGCCGCCTCCGACTCCCTCGCGGCCATCACTGACGTAAAGGAAGCCAACTAATGCGTGAATTTAAGACCCGTAAGCCCTCCGGCCGGGCATCGTTCCCCCTCGTACTCCTATCGGGACAGGAGGGTACCGGCAAGACCTGGGCGGCGGTGGAAGCCACCGCAATGGAGCAGGTAGACCGAGCTTTCTTCATTGAAGTAGGGGAGTCACAAGCCGACGCCTATGGTGCTGTGCCGGGCGCTGACTTCGAAATTATTGAGCACGACGGCACCATCCGGAATATACGTGAGGCCCTACAGTGGGCGGCGGCGCAGGAGCCAGTAGAAGGCAAATTCAATTTGCTCATCATCGACTCGATGACCCAAATCTGGCAGCTGCTGCAGGATAATGGGCAGCAGGAAGCGAACCGGCGCGCCCGCCGCAAGGGTAAGCAAATCCCAGAGGAAGGCGTCCGCCTATCAATGGACTTATGGAACCAGATTAAAGAAGTCTGGAACGGTATCCTCCAGCAGTGCCGCCACTTTCCCGGCCCCGTCCTCATGACCTCCCGCCTCGAACTCGTCACCGCGATGGACGATAAGGGCAATCCGACCCGTGATAAGCAGTGGAAGATCCAGGCGGAGAAGAACATGCCCTACAACTGCCAAGTGGTGCTACAGGCCCGCGCACCCCGCCAGTGGACGTTGACGAAGATCGCCACCACCGTACCGGAGCTGCAACTGCCGGTAGGCGGGGAGATGCAATTCAACGACTTCAGCGTGGAGAAGCTTCTCACCTCAATGGGGATTGGTGCCGACGCGGCCCCTACTACGTATGTGGAGACCCGCCCGGATGGTGAGTTCGATGAGGAGAAGCAGCGTGAGGAAGCGGAGCGTGCCGAGCGTGAAGCAGTAGAGGAGCGGCGAAAAAGTTACGTATCTACCCAGGCGCAGGGCCTAATGGATGCGGAGAAGAACCGTGACCTCGACAAGCTCAACGCGGCGCTCCGCTATTACCAACAGCAGGGTGACGGGCAGCTTGTGCAGATGGCGCAGGAGACCATCCAGCGCCTGCAGAAAGTCCAATCGCAGGAAGCGCAGGACACCGTAAAGAATGTTCTCGATGGGGAGGTAGTGGAGGACTCTAAGACCGAGGCGGCTTAAGCGCCTCCCCTCGCCCTGCCCGCCTCGCGGGTGGGGCTATTTTTAACCCCCGCATTACTGACGCCTGCAAGCGTCTACCTACAGGAAGGAAACCGAATGAAACGCACACCACTCAAGCGCACCCCGATGAAACGTCGACCCCGACGAGGCGGCTCAATGCCGCCCGAGGTGTACCGCCTAGTCATGGATAGGTCTCGGGGCCGCTGTGAGGCCGGGCTACCCGGCTGCACCGGCACGCCGGAGGAATGGCACCACCGGCAGCGCCGCCAGCGGAATAACGATCTTGTGAGCAACGGTGCCGCCCTCTGTCACGCCTGCCACGATTACATCACTCATACCTCACCGCAGGCGGGCCGCGACCTTGGCCTCATCGTGCATTCCCATCACCCTAACCCTGCGGAGGTACCGATGTGCATCCGAGGCAGTTGGGTACTCCTCGCAGAGGACGGCACGACCTCACGGACGGAGGTGCGTCCATAATGACTACATCTCAAGTTAGGTGGGCACTTGACCAGTCAGGATTATCCGATTCTCAAAAAATGCTTTTGGTCATCCTCTGCAATTCTGCAGACTCAAAAGATGATGAGCAGCGTGTGCCGATTCAGGATATTAGTAATTCTCGTGCCGATACAAGGGGGATAGAGGATGATCTGGTCGAGTTGAGTAAGAAAAAGTTCGCATTTTTCACCGGGTATGACCATAAATACTTATATTTCTGGTTGCCGTACTACGCGGCGAAATACCAGCGCCATGATGAGGAATCATCACAGGAACGGCAGAAAGCCCAGCGGAGCACTAGAGGCAGTATCTCTCCAACCAAACGATTAAGAATTTATCGGAGGGATAATTTTGAGTGCGTCGTATGCCACTCCCACCATGAGTTAACGCTCGACCATATTGTGCCATTCAGCAAAAACGGCACGGATACCGACAATAACCTTCAAACTATGTGCCGCAGCTGCAATAGGCATAAGGGTGCACGCGGCTGGAATAATGCGGAGGTGCATGCATGAGCCTCACTGCTATGCAATGGGCAATGTCGAAAGCGCCAATTAAGCGCAACGCATCTCAATGCCGTAACCGGCTCGTACTCATAGCCCTGGCCGACCGGTACAACGACGATACGGGCGTGTGCTGGCCGTCGATTAAAAGCATCTCGAAAGATATTGGGGTGTCTGTACCGACGGTACACAAGGCGATCCGCTCCCTTGAGGAGGCCGGTCTCATTACCCGGGGTAACCCGCGCTGGGTCGCCCACTTGAGGCCCGATAGGAGGCCGACTGTGTGGACGCTGAACCTCGATATGGTGAAGTCCGAGGAGGGTGGCCGTGAGGATGATAACGGCGTAGCTGAGGTGCTGGATCGGGGTGAAGACGTATTTACTCCGCAGGATGAACGGGGTAAAGACGTGTTAACTCAACGGGGTAAAGACGTCTTTAAAGCACGGGGTAAAGACGTGTTAACGGACGGGGTTAAGACGTCTTTATACAAACCCAAAGAGAACCCAAACCTTGAACCCAAAGATGAACCCAAAGATCCTTATGCCCGCCCTTCGGGCGAGCGGGCCGATGCCGAGGCGGAGCTGGTGACTGAGTTCGATGACTGGTACAAGGATTATCCACGCAAGACCGGCAAGGGAGCGGCCCGCAAGGCGTTCCTTAAGGCCCGAAAGGCGGGGGTTGAGGTAAATACCCTAAAGGACGGTTTAGAACGCTCTAAGCGCTCCTGGGCGGTGGAGAATCGGCCTAAGGACAAGCTCCCGTACCCGGCGACGTGGCTCAATGCGGAATCGTGGGACGATGAGGAAACCCGCCCGCAGGATATTCAACCGCAGCAGCCGCAGCAGGGCGGCGGTATGGACTTCGTAGACCTCCTCAATGAATCCCGCCGCCAGGAGACCGAGACGTCACGCGGGCTGGAGTACCCGGAGCACAACTGGGAATCGAGGGGTGAGCTGCCGTGGTGAACCCTAATCAGGCGCATGATGATGCGCAGGAACTCGCGGCCTACGTGCTGCAATACGGAAAGCGCCTCGCGCCGGATAGGTTCCCATCCCCATCGATGGAGGTTGTGAACGCCTGGGCCAGTGTGATGGCCGGGATGCGGTTCCCGCGTGAGGTGTGGCCGGAGGCGGTGAAACTCTGGGCCACTGAGCTGGTGGGGGAGCGTATGGTAACCCCGCGTGAAATTAAGCGGGCTGCGAAGATGGTCGTGGAGCGTTGGGAGCATGTGCCGGAGCGTAAAGCGATGCTGGACGAGCATCGTGAGGCGCGGCGTGTGGAGCGTGATAGGCAGCTAGCGGCCGGGACATTTGGGCGTGAGCGGGGTTATCGGCCGCGTGCTGTGGAGGCCCCGGTATCGCAGCCTAGTATTGAGGATATTAGGGGTATTGCGGAGCGTTTACGTGCTCATCGCACCGCATAATTTTACTATTAGTAAATAGTGGTGTATAGTAATAAATGCACCAAGAGAGAGGGGCTGCAACCCCCAGAAAGGAACACTCATCATGGGACTCACCCAAGCCACTACCTACATCGACGATGCCACCGCATACCGCATGGAAGTGCAGGGGCAAGACGCCAACGTCGAATACGAAAGCAATGGGACGGCACCCGCAGAAATCAACCCACACTGGGACACCTGCAACTCTGAATGGGAAGTCAGTGTGAAGATCAACCCCATGCACGAGTTCGCCCACCCACTCGCCCTAGGGGAGTACATCAACGAGCTGGATGACGTGGCGAAAGTCGCCGAAGATTTCCGCACCGTGCTAAACAAAAATCACCGACCACACCGCGTATAACCACATAATTCAATCCACCTGCAAGTGGACATCTTGGAAAGGAAACACCATGAAGCTCGAACACTTCGACGCTATCTTCTTCTACCTCATCGCCGGAATCTTCCTCATCGGCCTCCCCTCCCTCATTGGGGCGCAGGCATGGATCGCCCTCAACCCTCTCGTGGGGATTATCGCCGGGGGCGGCGTGCTCCTCCTCATCGTGGAGGGCGGCCGCTGGCTCCTCGACCAGGAAGGGGATACGCAGCAGGCCGAATTGGCCGAGGTTACTGACCTGAACCCGTACACCGCGGAGGAGGGGAAGAACGTTGCTTAATCAGCTGATCGACCTACTCGCTAGCTCCGCTTACACGCCGGATGGTGGTGTGGCTGACCCTAATCACCCCGTGTACGCCCTGCTGTGGGCGTTGAAACTCATCGCAGGGAGCTAGGTATGGAATACATCATTAAAGTGGTTGCTTCTGTCTTTCTTGTAGCAATTGGTCTCGCTAGTATGGTCGCAATCTACGTTGGCGGAGAAGAGGTGTTCCACTCCCACAACGATAAAAGGGGATGGGCACTTGTCGGCGGTGGGGTAACCGGCCTAATCCTGTTTGTCTCAATAGCCGTTTACGTCACCCCCAAGGGCGTGGACAATAGTGAGCATTGTGGCCCTGGTACTGAATACCGCGAATCGCGCCACTACAACCCCTCTACACGGAGCACGCACACTGACTGGTGGTGTGAGACCAAGTGAAGATCGGCTCCATGTTTGCGGGCTACAGCGGCCTAGAAATGGGTGTTATGCAGGTTCTCGACGCGGCCCCTGCTTGGTTTGCGGAGATTGACCCCGCCCCGGCCTGCATCCTCGCGCATCACTACCCGCAGGTTCCGAACCTTGGGGACGTGACCCGCGTGGACTGGGGGAGCGTGGAGCCAATCGATATTCTCACCGTAGGTTATCCTTGTCAGCCCTTTTCGCAGGCAGGTCACCGTAAAGGAACGAACGATGAAAGGCATCTTTGGCCCTATGTCTTCGACGCAATTAAGTATCTTCGACCACGCGCCGCATTCTTCGAAAATGTACGCGGCCACCTCACATTGGGACTCGCCGAAGTGTTGGAAGATCTTGCCAGCATCGGGTGGGATGCGCAGTGGACATGTGTACGAGCATCCGAGGTGGGAGCGTCACACCACCGGGAACGGCTTTTCATACTTGCCTACCCCAACGGCAAGCGACCACAAGCGAGCGGACTCGCCCGCCGACCAGCGCCGCAAATCACCTGGGATAACGACCTGCTCGACACATTGGCCGGGCTTAGTCGCGCCGCCGACATCGACCATGAGATGAAACTGCGATGGGGCGATACCGCCCCCGCAATCTTCACCTGGGCCATGGCGACCGGCCACGAACCGCCGCCCATAGTCATCGACCACCCCGACCGGCAACTGCACCCACGGTTCCCCGAATCACGCGCCGCCACCAATCCCGAGTTCATTGAGTGGCTCATGGGCCTGCCCGCGGGGTGGGTGACCGAGGTGCCGGGCCTCACCCGTAATCAGCAGATTAAAGCGCTTGGTAATGGGGTGGTGCCGCAGTGCGCGGCGGCGGCGGTTCGGGGGATGATATGTGATTTAACCTAATCTTCACACATAATTTTACAAACCGTAAATAGTGGGGTATAGTAATAAACGTACCAAGAAAAAAGGGGCTGCAACCCCTCACAGAAAGGAAACACCATGAACGCCGTATGCGAAGTAACCATCTTCCACGATCACAACCAGCCCGCCAGCACTCACATCGTCACCATCAGCCCAGACGATGACGACCTCCGATACGCGATTCACTGCGGCTACTACGAAGCCCAAAACCCGCAAAAATTCGAAGCGGCACTCGCTGACATGGGCGAAATCCTCGACATCGAAGTCCTTGACACCGACGAGCCGGTAGGGAACTGCGACGCAGCCTACGACATGTGGAAAGACGGAATCTAAACACCCAGCCCCGCCAATAACGCGGGGCAAACACCCACACCACCAAAGGGAAACAACAATGTTCGACCATTCCAAAGAAGAAATCCAAGTAGCGCATAGCGCACTTTTGCAGCTAGTTCGCTTAGCATCCATTACCGACCCCAGTATTAAAAAGAAACAAGCAGCCCTCGAATGTAGCCGGGCGATCCGCAAAATCCTCCCAGACGTACCCATTGACACATTGGACGATGTTCCGTGGAACGTGGATGAATTGCTTTTTGCAGAGGTAGAAAACATCAGAACGGGGGAGCTGGGCATGCTGCTCGCCTATGACGTAAGGCTCGACGGTGAGAGGTTTATATACGTCAATCATTTCGACGACAAAATCAGCCGCTACTCACCAGAAATGCTCACCCTCACAGGCGAAAAATACAACCTCAAAAAGGAGACCCCTAATGACTGACCCCACCCGCCAAGAAATCCTGGACGCGTACAGCGCACTAGAGGAGCTGAAGAATGTAGCTTTGAGCGCAGCCGACTTCTGCGGCGACACAGAGAAGTTCTTGATGTGGAAGAACGAGATTCTGAAAGCCCTCCCGCCCAAGCCACAACCCACAATGGCCGAAATCGAATGGGACGACGAGAAGCACTACCTCGCAGAAGCCACGAGCGACCAGTTTGGCCGCGTCATAATGCTCCGAAAAGGCAAAGAAGGCTACATCGAATTTATCGTTCCCGGCGAGCCAGAATGCGGAACGCTTGTAGCATACACCGAGTATCTCACCCCGACTGGTCGCCGCTACACACTAAAGGAAATTGACAATGACTAAAAATAGCTTCGCTAAAAAGCTAATGCAGGACATCCAAAACAGGACTGGCATGACTTCCGAAGAGTTAAACCATCATATGAAAATGGCCCTGAATAACCTCGTGAATAATCGCGAAGAAGTCATGACTAACTACCGGAAAATGCTCGAAAAATCTATGCCGCAAGGCCGAACAATGCACGATATTGATTGGGTTGAAAGTGAACATAAGTTCGCAGAAGCCGCAGGCCCAGCGCAGTCGAAAAACGTCATGCTAGATAAAGACCCAGAAAATGGTCTAATCACCGTCGCCCAATACTGCGGCAATGAGTGGCTTATAAAGCACCTACCACCGAAATGGCTCGCACCCACCGGCCGACGCTACGTACTCCAAGAGGAGAAATAATGACCCCGAAAGAAACCGCTATTTCAACCGTTGAAAAGTTCTTTGAGCTTCTGGGATGCCACGTGCAAGTTAACGATTTCTGGGAAAGCCACGGTGGCATAGATTGCATCGTGCACGACTATCAACTGCACGACTACCAAGGCCCCTACACGATAGTCGGCTCATCATTCGAAGGCTCGCAAGACACCATCAGTGTAAATGTCTACGACCTCGAGGATGATGCCAAGCGAGACCACGTATTGCGTGTCAGTAGAGTCACCCCGGAATTGGCGGTGAAATTCACCCGGGAAGCAATTAACGCTTACGAGCAAGAGCTAGCGGAATGAGAAAACCGCGTCATCACAATCGTGAGCGGACGCGGTGTACACCCACAAGCCTACAACACCAGGAGAATCATGCCCGAACCCATGCTGCTACCACATGACCAGCACATCATCGTGAGCGCAATGCGCCACTGCCGTGAAAGGCAATCCCTCCTCCTCCGACGCACCACCAGGTGGGTCATGGAGCACTGGGATGAACTTCACTTCACCGCCCAGATGCAGCTCGCCCAAGATGTCCACATGGACCTCCACCTACGCGAGGAAGCAACGCAGGAAGAAAAAGCCCAGCTCACCCGCGAACAACCAGAGTGGGAAGCATATCTGGACTTCATCGAAAGGAAAATGAATGACTGACCTCACCACCACCCAGCTCCAGCGTCTACTCGACCAATCCACACCAGGGCCATGGGAAGAGTCAAGTATGTATTCCGACGGTGAGCCCCGAGCGGATTCGTCCCGCGAAATAATAAGCGCTGCCGGGAAGTACATGGGAATCATGCACGAGCCAGACGTGCGCCTCGCCACTCTCGCCCCAGAACTCGCGGAAGAAGTCCTACGGATGCGAAGCGAGCTTGACGCCATGAGAAGGGCCTGGCTATCTGTCGTAAACGACCTTCAGCGAATGACTATCGAGAAAGACCTTGCCGCCCAAGTGCTCGTCCACATCGACTCAATCCTAGGAGAAACCAATGACTGATACTGTTCGCAAAGCCGCTGATATTCTCTATCAGCGCTCAGGGGTGGAGGGACATGCCGCTCAGACAGCTTGCCAAGAGCACGCGCAAGCACTTCATGACGCAGGCCTACTCGCACCAGACCTACCCACGTTGCGCCACGATTACGACAGTATCGAAGTGCCAGTGCGCTACTCCCTCATAAACATAGGGGATGACTCCGAGCGGTATGACGACGATAGTGCTCTCGTCGGGGTCTGGGCCGGGGATGTCAAATTCTTACTCGGCGGATATAACGAGGCGTCGGCCTACATGAGCACTGAGCAGGCCCGCCAGTTCGCCCTCGCCCTACTAGCAGCAGCCAACCACGCAGAGGAGGAAGCATGAGCCGGTGGAAAGTAGACCGTCGAGTTATCTCCTATCCAAGAAGGAGGGTTATATGGGCGGCCTGCTGTGACGGCAAAAAGCGAATATTTGCTACCTGGCGTGGGGCCATGGCCTACGCCGACCAGCGCGCCCGCACAATCGAGGTCACACTACCGCGATACCCACTGCCGCTAGAGATACCAGGGGAGGAGGGCGACACGACAATAGTCGTCGAACATCAATCGGAAGAGGATAGCGTCTCCATCAAAGACGATTTTCAGGACGATACAATATTGCTGCGCCGATTCGAGCTCCAGCCCTTAGCCCTAGCGCTACTGGCAGAAGCCCAATACGGAGAGCAAGCATGCCCCCGATGACACCCGGAGAAGCGCAGCGCTGGCTCGAAGAGGAGCTATACGAAGGCCGCGTGCCACAAGTGCACGTACGCCGCGCCCTACGAACCATCGCAGACATGGACACCGAAACCCTCACAACCCAACCCCACCCACGCGGAAGCTGGAATGGCGACGCGAAAGACCCGCACTATTTCGACACCCCACCCGGCACCCTCATGTACCGCCACGTCACAGAATGGAGTGAAGCATGAAAACACTCGCAGACATGACCGAAGAGGAACGGGCCGAATGCGTAGGCATGTGGTGCGGATACAATCGCCACCTCAAAGGCGGTAAACCGCAAGATTTTGTAATCATGATTGAAGACATTAACGAAGCGGGCCGCGTCTCATGCATCAACCCCGGAGCACCAGAACCTAAAGCATGGGCACCAGACCCATGGATGCTCACACCGCGATTTGACCTACCTCGCGCCTGGCACCCCGACGGACAACCACCACAAGGCGAATGGGAAGACGACTACACCGACTCCGACGGCATCACCCTCACCACAGGCGAAGACCTGAACGTAGGCCCACACCAAGAAATCCGCCGATGGATAGGGGACTGGGAGGAAGCATGAACCCAATCATTGTTGCCGGGGCGTGCGCCGCCACATTCAGCGCCACCGTCCTAGGCCTAATTCAAGTCTCCAGGCGGGCAAAATGGAGACAGAAACCCGACCTCACCCCCACCCTCACCTACGCCGCACTAGCAGCCATTCTGTGGATAGGAGCCACCACGCTATGACTAAAACCCTCGCAGACATGACACCACAAGAGCGCGCAGAATGCGTCGGAATGTGGTGCGACTACACCGACCCAATACTAAAAACCGGGACGGAACAATGGATTATTGCTGGTACAGCAACCCCCACCCGCCTTAGAAAAGAAGAGCCACGCGTACCCTGCGTCCTACTCGTCAAGCCAGGACGGCATCACCCATTTCTCTGCAACGCCAAACTAGACGAAGTAGCCCCGCTCTACGACCTGCCTCGCGCCTGGGCACCAAACGGCCAGCCGCTAGCAGGGAAATGGGAATACGCCGAATACCTCGGCGACCACTACGGCATGACCGACGTATTCTACTTCGACGGAGACCCCACCCACCGCCAGTGGAAAAGCGACTGGGAGGAGTTATGAGCGAACCGGAGGTAGAAGGAGGGGGGTGTGGAAAGATGGTCGATATGAGCATGAGCGAGCAGGAACTGCAGGATAGAAAAAAGAAATTTGAAGACGAGGCCGTCGCTACCCATGAGGAAATTCTCACTCTACACAGTCAGATAGAGGAAGCGAAGAAACGTCGAACGGCGGCGTTCCGGAGGGCGAAAGCCGCTGGGGTGCCAGCCAGTATCTTGGCGGAACGCACGGGAATCTCACGGCCGCTGGTGACCCGTATCCTCGCGGGAGACCGGTAACACCACCTTGGGGCTGCAACCCCACCATCATGGCGGCGATGACCGCCGCACCACATCAGAAAGGATACTCTTATGGCAAACACAACCATTCAAGGCAACCTGGGCAAGGCCCCAGAACTGAAGCAGACCCAGCAGGGTAAATCAATGACGCGGCTTAGCGTGGCGTGGAGTGAGCGCCAGCGCGACCGCAATGGAGAGTATTTTGACGGCCCGACCGTGTGGGTCTCCGCCACCGTATTCGGCCGTCAGGCGGAGCACGCCTGCGGCACATTCGGCAAAGGCGACCGAGTTATCGTCACCGGCGACCTCAAGCCGGAGGTATGGAACTCAGACCAGGGGGAGCAAACCGTATTCACCATGATGGCGCAGCACGTCGGCGTATCCATGATTGGGCAGGAGGCGCAGGTTAGCCGTGTATCCGCGCAGAATAATGGTGGAGGGTACGCCTCGAACGGCGCTTCCGGTGGTACGCAGGGTGATCCGTGGAACTCGCAGCCGCGTTCCGAGACCGGTGGTTTCGGTGGTGGGGGTTCCGAACCTCCGTTCTAAGCAGCGGTAAACCGGAATCGTGGGGGTGGAGCACCCGGCGCATGTCGCTAGGGTGTTCTATTCTTGTGGTCACTAATTTTCGACGAGCAGGAGACGTGAATGGAGCGCATTAGCACCCCGATGGGGACATTGACCGTGTCTAATTTCTCGGACGATACGCCGGGGGATGAGTATTCTGTAGTCACCCTTGATGCTGGTGGGTCGCAGTTTGATTTGAATCGTGAGGAAGCGGGCCAGTTGATTGAGGCGCTGCAGTCGAACCTCACACGGATGGGGTAGGAGGGGCACCCCCAACCTGTTCGATGGAGTCCGCACCGATACATGTGTGCGGACTTTATTGGTACATAGGATCGAGGCAACAAAAATAGGCAGGGACAACCCCAACCACCCCTTTTTAGGAGCCTCACGTGCCCACCCAGGCCGCCTGCCACAAGACTAAAAACACCGCATTCATCAACCCTAACGCCGCGAACCCCGCCGCTGTCCGCGCCGCCATCACAATGTGCGAGCAATGCCCGATACGACGGGAATGCGCACAAAATGCCCTCACCTCCGGCAGTGGCCTCAATGACTCCGGCACCGCCCCCGCCTCCGATGTAATCCAGGCCGGGGTGGTGTGCTACGGCGATTTTGAGACGATGATGCGACTCTCCCAGATAGCGGAGCGGGAGGAGGTACCGACGGCGGCGCGGGAGCAGCGCGCCCAGGCCCCAGATCGCTGTAGGAACTGTCACCAGCCGATGGTGAAGTGGCACCGCGCCATCACCCCCGACGGCTATGTGAAGCACTATGCGAGGGGCTTCTGTACCGAGTGCCGGTCGGCTTATACCGCATGGAAGCGGGAGAACAATGTGGGTAGCGCCCACCGGGGCTTGCGGAAGCACATCGACCGGAGGAGGCATAGTGCCCCGCCGAAGCGGAATACTGTCCTCGCGGTGCAAATGCCACTTTTTGAGGCGGGGATGTAGGTCATGCTTGAGTATCCGCCGATGGTGATGACTTATCCCGAGGATCTGACTTTCTGGAAGCGGGTTGAGCTGCCGTGGTCTAAGCCGCCGTTGTCGATGAATGATGCGTCGCCCGCGTCGCGGGGTGCGGTGTATGGGCGTGCTGCGGCGAAGCGGGAGATTCAGGAGACCCTGCACCTATTAGGCCGGGGGCTGCGTATGCCGGAGGGGAAGCGATATCTGCTGGTGCAGATGAATTACCGCGTGCCAGATAGGCGACGGCGGGATACGGATAATGTGACGGCCTCTAGTAAGCCCCTTATGGACGCTTTGGCGGGCGGATCGAAGCGGATTCCCGGGCTGGGGATCGTGGAGGATGATACCCCGTATTTTATGGGGAAGCCGGAGCCCATTTTGTGGCCTCCAGAGCGGGGTAAGCAGGGGAAATTGTGGGTTGATTTATGGGTGGCGGAGGGGCCTCCAAAACCTTATTTCACCTAACCAACACGCATGATTTTACAAAATGTAAACGGTGGGGTATAGTAATAAATGTAAGCAAGAGAGCACAAAGAAAGGCTAAAACAATGACCACCTACACCACCAAGAACGACGCCATCCAGTACGAAATCATCGAACCACTCGGCGAATGGGCCAAGGAGCACAACATCGACGCCATCGCAGACGAACTCATCACCTCCACCGATACCGGCTTCCGCATCGATGACACCAAAGACTTCTGGGACGTAGTCGCCAACAACTCCCTATAACCCCCACCCCTCGCCTGCAAGCGAAGCGCCAGTCAGAAAAGGAAACATCATGGAAATCATCAAACTCACCCACCCCCAAAAAATGCTACTCGCCTGGGCCGCCATCAATAATGAACGCGGCGACGATGGAGCCCTCCGCATCGAAGGCAAAAGCACTCTCGTGAAAAACAGCCTCGTAGCAAAAGGGATCGCCCGCCGCATCGACGGCAGCCGGGTAGACCAGTGGGGCCACCGGTACACCACCAGAGACTGGTACATCAAACCCGAGTACGAACCACTCTGCCACTCCCTCAGGGAGTACGAAGAAGCTCACGATACGCCCACCCTCGGGCCGAGCAGCCTCACCCCCGAAGAATGGAACCAAGTAGCCGGATAACCCCTCCGGCCCCCCGGGGAGGGGCGCGCATTCCCCACGATTGGCAACCAGCTAATTCTAAGACACCAAGCTGCAACACCAACCCATAATCACGCGCACCAACCGCAACCCACCACACGCCATAATCACCCGCAGGAGATACCACCATGAGCAAGTCAAAGCACAACCCGAAGAACATGTCCCAGCCACGCCACGCCGCTGACCTCATCCGCAAGCACCGCCGCAAGGCCGCAGAATAAGACCCCATTATGAGCAACACCCCGTTTGAGCCTGAAACCAGCACCGAGCCAGAGAACTGGTGGAACCGCGCCAAATGCCGGAATGATGACCCCAACCGGTACGACCTGGATCGCGACCGGAGTATCCGCCGGGATGAGAAAGGCCGCATAGCGGAGGAGCTATGCGAGGGGTGCCCGGTGCTCGCTGAATGCGCCGCTGATGTGTTGGAAAATAATAATATTGGCCTCGTCCGAGCGGGGCTATGGTTCCCGTGCCCACCCAAGGACTGCCCACCCGGTAAGGAGGCGCGGGAGCGGGAGCTGTACCGGCGGGCCGCACCAGCCCTGGCACAGGCCTAATGTAAACAATTTTTACGATAGGAAGGATATTTTTGATGCTGACGATTCCATTCATGCTGGAGGATGGGGCGCGGGAGCCGCGCCGCGCTCACCCCGATGATGCCGGGTTTGACCTCGCCATCATTGAGCGCACCCGGGTACCGATGGGTGGGCATACGGTGGCCGATACTGGGGTGCGGGTGAATATCCCCGCCGGGTACGTGGGGAAGCTATTTGTGCGTTCCTCCGTTGGGGTGAAGCGGCACGTGTGCCTATCGAATGGCACGGGGATTATTGATGCGGGCTACACGGGGACGATTAAGGCGAGCTTGCATAATGAGTCGCGGGATCCAGTGTGGTTTCATGCGGGGGAGTTTGTACTGCAGCTGGTGGTGGAGGAGTTGCCTCGGGTGGAGCTACAGCGGGTTGATGCGCTGGGGGAGTCGGAGCGTGCTGAAGACGGGTTTGGCTCATCGGGTAATGGCCTGCAATAACCCTATTATTTTACAAAATGTAAACCATGGGGTATAGTAGATCATGTAAGCAAGAGAGCAAGGGGGCTGCAACCCCCACAGAAAGGAAACACCATGAACTACAAGCAAGAAATCACCAACAAGAAGAATGAATACAACACCATCATCACCGAGCGCAACAATGCCACCAGCCGCGAAGAATATAACTACCACCAAGCACGCGCAGACCGCGCAGCCCGCCAAATCGCAGAGCTTCAAAACGAAGCCATGAACGCCGCAATCGCAGCCCTCTAAATCACCACAACACCAAAGGGAAACCATGAACTACAACATTCAACCAAGCTACAAAGTCACCGATAAGGGCCTCCTCCACGCCGACGATTCCCGTACCGTCACCAACGAGGATGGGGCCGTAATTGCCACCGCATCCCTAACCGAATGGAACAGCACCGCAACAATCACCATCTTCAAGAAAGATGACGATTTTGAAATCAAGCAAGCACTTTGCGAATCCCCCGACCAACTCGATGAAGTAATCCGCAAGGTAATCGACCCAATACGTGGCGAAGCCTAATCACCAAAGTTAGCCCGACTGGCAGGCGGGGGAGTTCAAGCCTCCCCACGGGCACCACGGCCACTGCAATGGCCCCAATACAGAAAGGAACCGCCATGGGGCACACCCTCATCACCCAATCCATAGCCAACCTCGCCGCCTCCGTCGGCCTCCGCACCGCCCCCACAAGCACCGGCCCAATCATTTACACCGGGCCGGACACCTACTTCAAGCTCGACTCCACCACCGGCGAAGCCTGGGGCGCTGATACCCACTACAACCAGTACTACTACGCACTCAACGAGCCAGCGGATATCGGCCAATGCGTCGCTACCCTCCTCCACATCGCCGCCGAAAACAATGAGGAGGAAGCAGCATGAGCACCAACCTGTCAACCCTCCTCGATAAGCACCGCACACTCCTCGAACTCCGCACCGACCCTGACCTCAAAACCCGCATCGTCTGCTACCACACACCCCGCCACCTCGAACGCCGCATAATCGAACGAGCCGAACTTTTCGAAACCTCCGCCAACACCGTATTTACCGACATCATCCTCCAAGGCCTCGTAACCCCACCCCCACCAGTCTTTACAGGGCAAACGCCCGCCAGTAGCAAGGTCTCCATCCAACGCACCTGGCGCCTCCCAGCCGCCGCTGCCACCGCCGTCACTGACCTCGCTAAGGAACGCGGAATCACCCAATCCCAACTCGTCACCGACATCATCACCCGACACCTACAGGGCACAAGGCGGGTACATGCATAACCCGGCAGAGGCCACCAGGGCGGAGCTGGAGAACCTCTACAAGAAACACCACGCCTACAACCGCCTCCGCACCGACCCGGCTATCCGTGAGGTCACCGCCACTACACTATGGCTCCACCCCACCCTCCTCGCAGACGTACAGTCCTTGGCGGAGAGGCGCGGCATCTACCCCAACGCCCTCATTATCGAGGCCCTCGCCTGGGGCGTGTATGCCGGAACCTCCACCAGCAATGAGGAGCTACGCCTCGCCTCCGGTAAGCGGGATGGCGGCATGGATAGGGGCCTCCGCTGCCCGGTGCCGCTACTCCGACACCTCAAGTGGCGCGCCGCGAGGGAGGGCCAGCCGTTGAGTGAAGTGGCCTCCATCATCCTCGCCAAATACCTCCACAAGGCCGGAGCGCTCACCACCATAACCACAGCCTGACCTCACCAGCACGAGATCCGCATGGAAAGATTAGACACATGAAACACCGAACCCGCCGCCCTCGTAAAGCCTCCCCTGAGCAACGCGAAGCAGCCCTACGCCTCCGCCTCGAAGAGCGTAACGCCGAGATGGAGGACAAGTACTACTCGGAGCAGCAAAAGTGGGTACAGCAACTAAATACAGCCACATCACGAGCCGATAAGGATGAAGCGGTAGACCGCCTTCATGAGCTGAATGAATGGTTTAACCGTATCCGTACTCGCCGCTCTCAGGCTGAACTTGAAGCTAACCTCCGGCGCGCAGCCCGTAATGAGGAAGCTGCAAAGAAGTGGCAGGCGATCCTCGCTCGTGAGCGGAAGCAGTACGAGCGGGAACTACGCGAAATAGCTCGTGAAGAACGTCGCGTGAACCGGGAAGCGTCCCAGGTTGCGACCTCAGCTATGCGAAACCCATACAAGACATGGGATCGCAGGGATGAGCGGCAGTATCAAACCCACGGGGTGAGAAACCCAAGGGCAAAGCGGGAGCCACTTAAAGAGAACTGACCGCCTGGCGGGGGTGGCTAGCTTTCTGAGCCATGACAGCCAAAAACACAGCCAACATTGGTGAGCACCAAACTGTCCCACTCCTTCAGCTCAACCACTACGCCAAAAATCCACGCCGGGGCGACGTACAAGCCATTAAAGGCAGCATCGTCGCTAACGGCATCTTCCGCCCCGTAATTGTCAACAAGGGCACCTACACGGATAAGCCAAACGAGATTCTTGCCGGTAACCACACTGTGAAAGCTATCCGTGAACTCGCGGAGGAACACCCCGACGATCCACGCTGGCAGGAGGTTGAGGTATGGATGGTTGATGTGGATGCGGAGCGCGCCGCCCGCATCGTCTTGGCTGATAACCGCACCGCTGACCTCGGCTCGTACGATAATGAGGAGTTATTGGGACTCCTGAATATGATGGATGGCGACCTCGACGGCACAGGATACGATGCCGACGATTTGGAGGAGCTTACGCAGCTTGATGGTAGTGGCGCAGATTTAGCGAGTGATGAGGAGGATTACTCGCTGGATGAAGTCGCGGAGGCTGCCGCGTTGACTCTGGCGGAACGATTTTTGGTTGTTCCCACGACGGTTATTGACACTCGTCGAGGGGAGTGGCGAGAGCGCAAGCAGTCATGGCTGAAATTAGGCGTAGCTGCGCAGGAGGGGCGGGCTGGGCAATTAATTTACGCTCCGCCGTCAGGTAATTTCATTAACTGGTACGAAATTAAAAACAAAGCATTGGCACTTAATAGTGAATTAACTAATAAGGAAATACTCGAAAAATATGAAGATCAATTAAAACCGTATAATGAAGGCAGGGGAACCAGCGTGTTCGACCCCGCCTTATGTGAAATCCTTTATCTTTGGTTTAGTAACCCTGGAGACCGCACCCTCGATCCGTGGGCAGGCGGCAGCGTAAGAGGAATCGTGGGAGCCGTGCTAAACCGTCATTATCAGGGGCACGAGCTACGCGCAGAGCAGTGCGTGGAGAACCGAAAGCAAGCAGACAGAATAAAAGAGCGTGGTCACCTCCCACACGGAGTAGACAAACCAGTTTGGATTGATGGAGACTCCGCCAAAACAATGCAAGATAACCAGGCTGAATCATTCGACTTCATAATCGGATGCCCTCCCTACTACGACCTAGAACAATATTCCGACGACGAAGCCGACATCTCCAATCTGTCCACAGAGGACTTCAACGCCGCTATGGCCGTCACCCTGCAGGAAGTAGACCGGTGCCTACGCCCTAACCGATTCGCAGCGTTCGTCGTAGGCTCCGCCCGTGATAAAAGGGGTGACCTCCGAGACATGAAGGCGTGCATGATGAACGCGATGCCAGACGGATGGCACCTCGCCAACGACGCCGTGCTAGTCAACAACGTCGGCACGGGAGCTATTCGGGCTAAGAAAATGTTCGAGGGAGGACGCTCCCTTGCCCGTGTCCACCAAGACATCCTCGTATTCGTCAAAGGCGACAGAAAAACGGCAGCCAAGCGCTTAGATGCCATAAAGGTGGCGGAGCTAGATAGTATGGATAACGAGAACTAGCGGCCAACTGACCGCTTGGGTTGCCGCTGCACACTAAGCCGTATGAGCGACACACAACCACCCCAAGGCACCCTCGAACACCTCCCGATTGAGCAGCTACACAACTACGCCCGTAACCCGCGCAAGGGCAACATTCCCGCAATCAAAAAGAGTCTCCACCAGCACGGCCTATTCAAACCCCTCCTCGTCAACACCGGCTCCCAAACCGGGGAAGAATGGGCCGTCCTCGCAGGCAACCACACCCTCGCCGCTATGCGGGAACTCAATAAGCAAGCCGCCAACGCAGCTCAAGACCAGCCTTACACGATGGTGCCGTGCTACATCATCGACGTGGACGAAACCCAAGCTGCTGAAATCGTCCTCGTGGACAACAAAACCAGTGATGAAGCAGGCTACAACAACGAGGCACTCGCTGACCTCCTCGACTGGCTCCCAGACCTAGACGCCACCGGGTATGAGCAAGCAGACCTAGATGCCCTCCTCGATGGTCTCAACACGGTGGAAGAGCTACCGGAAGAAGAAGCGCAGGATAACCCCTACGCGGACTTCATCACCGTCCGTCTACAACTCCCGCCACACCTAGCGCAGCAATGGTTGGCGCACAGCATGGCATTCGACTCCGCGGAGGAAGCCCTAGAACACCTACTAGACCACGGGGCACTCGAAGGGTGAAACGCACAACCACTTGGGAGGTAATACCATGACCACAACCACCCCGAATCACGCCCAGAGCGGCGACATCATCGACCCCATCAACTGGAATCGCATCGGCGACCAGGTAGACAAAGACGTGTGGGATAGGCTCGTCAACAATTTCTGGGTGCCGGAGAAGATCGCCGTCTCAAACGACAGCAACACGTGGAAGCTCATGCCGGAGGCGGAGCAGTGGGCCACCATGCAGGTATTCACCGGCCTCACCCTCCTCGACACGATGCAAGGCACCGTCGGCGCCCTAAGCCTCATGCCAGACGCCACCACCCCGCATGAGGAAGCCGTCTACACCAATATTGCTTTCATGGAGTCGATTCATGCTAAATCGTATTCCAATATCTTCATGACCCTGGCGGACACCCCAACTATCAACCAGGCGTTTAACTGGGGTCGCCAGAATGAGCACTTACAGTACAAGGCGCACCGCGTACTGGACTTCTACAAGCGCGGTAACGCGAACATGCGCAAGGCCGCATCCACATTGCTGGAATCCTTTTTGTTCTACAGCGGCTTCTACCTCCCAATACGCATGGCGGCGCACTCTAAGCTGACTAACACCGCCGACATCATCCGCCTGATTATCCGTGATGAGGCAGTGCATGGGTACTATATCGGCTACAAATACCAGCAGACCGTAAAGCGCCTACCGGAAGAACAGCAGGCAGAACTACAAGGCGAAGTAGTAGACCTCCTCCTCGACCTTATGGACAACGAGGAACACTACACCCGCGAAATCTACGACCCCCTCGGCTGGACAGAAGACGTCCTAGCATTCCTCCGCTACAACGCCAACAAGGCCCTCAACAACCTGGGCTACGAGGCCATCTACCCCGCAGAATTATGCGAGTTCAGCACAGCGGTGAAAACCTCCCTAGACCCCAGCGGCAACGAAACGCATGATTTCTTCTCCGGCTCCGGCTCCTCCTACGTCATCGGTAAGGCAGAGGAAACCACTGACGAGGACTGGGAGTTCTAACAATGACCGATGCAATCAACCCGCAGCATTACAAAGGCTTCACCGGGGGAGCGGAACCCATCGACATCGCCGAGCACGTGGGCTTCAATTTGGGGAACGTCATAAAGTACACCGCCCGCGCAGGCCGCAAAGACGACCGCCTGCAAGACCTCCACAAAGCCCTCTACTACCTCCAACGCGAAATCGCACGGGAAGAGACCAAGAAATGAGCACCTTCAAGCAAAACTGGGCCAGATCCAGCCGGGGCGACAAAACCGCCCTCACAGTAATCAGCCTCGTCCTCATCCTGAACATCGGCTTCACCATCGCCAATCCCAGTGTGAACGCAGCCCTAAACACCCTCCTCTACGCAAGCATCCTCATCCTCATCTACACCGGCGCGTTGCTCGGCCTCCGACTGGATGAATGCCGCACCTACCTCCACAACACAGAGACGGAACGCGAGCTGGGGAAAGACATCGCCGACGCGGTAGAGGAATACGGCAGCATCACCATAACCGGCCACCCATCCGCGTATTTCATTGAAGCGCCCGCCGATAAGTACCTAGACGAAGAGGAAGATTTTTACCATGACTAACATTGTCGAACCCCGGGTCACCCTCTTGGCCCACACGAAGATTAACGACGCGGCCATCAGCGAGTGGATGGACATCCAGGACTTCTCCACCGATGCGGAAACCCTACTCACGATGGCGGGGAGGAACTGTTACCGCAGCTTCCACCGCCCGAATGAAGCAACCCGCAATGACGCGGACTACCTACAGCGCACCCTAAGCGGCCAAGGCCACTGGAGTATCAGCGAGCACGCCACCGCAACCCTCTACTTCACCGGCGTATCCCGCGCATTCCTCACCGAACTCACCCGCCACCGGCACCTAAGCTTCAGCGTGGAATCACAACGCTTCATCAACGCAGGCGATGCCAACATCGTGCTACCTCCAGCCATACGCGACAGAGACGAAGAAACCCAAGACCGCTTCATCTGGAGCGCCAATCAAAGCATCGCGGCATACGAGGACACACAGATCGCCCTCCGCAACCTCCCAAAGAAGCAGCGTAACGAAGCGGCACGCGGCCTCCTCCCCAACTGCATCGAAACCCGCATGGTAGTCACCGGCAACCTCCGCGCCTGGCACGAAGTCATCCAGCGCCGCACACAACCCGATGCGGACGCAGAAATCCAAGAAGTCATGCGCCTTGCAGCCCGACAACTGCACACCGTATCGCCCGTTATCTTCCCCTAGGAGGCCTAATGCTCCGCCACCACGGATACAAACACCTCACCTGCACAGAATGCGGATACACCATCCACATCGAAGTCCTCACCGACGAGGATGAGAACGGCGGAACCGCCTACTTCCTCCGTGGCACAGCATGGATAGAGGAACAAAAAGCACACGACGTCGGCAGCCACGGCGCCCACCAAGACCGGAACGGCGCCGTAACCGGCGGCCCCCAATGGGAAAGCAGCAGCACCTGACCGCACTACCCCAACCGGCAGAATCACCACCATGACGCTGCAACAACACAACCCCGAAGAATTAGAGCTAATCCAAGCCCCTACATGAAAGAAGCCTACATACGAGGAGACTGGGCACACCACGCCGACAAAGCCATCAAGCACCTCGCAGCCACCGGCAAACCCTTCACTACCGACACCATCCGACAACACATCCCCGACGGCCTCACACCCAAGCACAACAACGCCTGGGGAGGCCTCCTAATCGCCTGGCGGAAACGAGGAGTGATACAACCCGTCGGATACCACCAAGCCGCACACAAACCCCGCCACGGCGGACTACAACGCATCTGGCAAGGCACCAAAAATACAAGCTAAACAGCTTCCCCCAATACCACTGCCCAACCCGCACAAAAAAGGAGACTCCCGCACATGCCACCACGCAGAGGAATGACAAAAGAACGCGCAGAACGCGCCGCCAAAGTCGTCACCCTCCACGACGGCGGAGCCACCTTCGAAGTCATCGGTAAACAACTCGGCATCAGCAAAACCCAAGCCCGCCTCGACTACGACAAGGCAATGGAGGAAGCAAAACCCGACGCGGCCCGAACCGTATTCGCCAAACTCGACCGCCGGTACAACCGCCTCCACGCCGCATACTGGAAGAAAGCCCTCGACGGGGACATTAAGGCCGCCCGCCTCATCATCGACGTGAACACCAAACTCGCCGCCCTATGGGGTGTGGAGGGCGCCATCAAACTCGACGTGGAAGTCACCGGAGGTGAAGAATTCTCCTCCATGATCACAAACATTAGGCAGACCATTGCAGCGGAAGCGGAGGTCGCAGACGGTGACGACGACTCCCTCGCGTAACTTCCGACTCTCCCGAAAGCAGATTGAAGCCATCGGGAAGTCCACCCACTCCCTCAACATTTGGTACGGCAGTGTCTCCTCCGGCAAGACCCTCGCCTGGCTCATGCTCATGCTGGGAGAGATTAAAGAAGCAGGTACCTCCGGCGCTATCGTCATCGCCGGGAAAACCCTCGACACGGTGTACCAGAACATCTTCCTCCCCCTAATGACGGAGCCGGTGTTTGCTACCGCAGCGCCGTACATCCACTACACGCGGCGTAACCCGACCGCGAAGATATTCGGGCGGGAAGTCCTCGTTATCGGCGTGAACGATAAGGGTGCGGAGGGCCGCATCCGTGGTGGCACGTTCCAGCTTCTCTTCTACGACGAGCTCACCTTATGCCCGCAGAACGTGTGGGAGATGATCTGGTCGCGTATGCGCGCCACCGGTAACCCGAAACCTCCACGCGTGTTCGCCACTACCAACCCGGCCACCCCGGCGCACTACCTCAAGCGCGACTTCATTGATAAGCCCGGGGAGACGGATACTTACGCACAGCTCTTCACGATGGAGGATAACCCGGGCCTGACGCAGGAATACCGGCAGCGTATGCGCGCCTCCTACAGTGGACTCTTCTACCGCCGCATGATTCAAGGCGAGTGGGTCTCCGCCGAGGGCGCCGTATTCGAGGCGTGGAATCCCGACACGATGGTCACCCCACGCCAACAAGGCACAGTCCTAGCCGTGGGAGTGGACTACGGCACGAACCACCCCACCGCGGGCTATGCCCTCACCATGACCGACGAGGGGCTACAGCTCTCGCATGAATGGTCACCCCAAACCAACGGGCTTGGCGGGCGTACACGCCTCACCGACATGGAACTGGCCGACAGCCTGGAAGAGTGGTTGAGCCACCTTCCGAATCAGCCGAGGGCCATTTACCTTGACCCCGCCGCCGCCTCATTTAAAGAGGAACTCCAGCGCCGTCGCCATACGGTCGCCGCCGCGAAAAATAAGGTTGTGGATGGTATCCGCACCGTGGACTCATTGCTCACTAACGGGGTGCTTACAGTGGCGGAGGATTGCCCCCGCCTGATTGAGGAGATACCGGCATACCGGTGGGATCCGCGAGCGACGGAGGGCGGTAAGGATGCGCCCGTTAAAGAGAATGATGACCATGTGGATGCCGCCCGCTATGCCGTGTTCTCTTCCCGACATTTCTGGCTCCGCCACGTGGAAAGCATGCGGGATGACCGCAACCCCGCGGGTGCGATGATGTGAATCGCGGGCCACCAATAGAACCTGCCGTTGGTCTTTTAACGTGGTTGTGTTGTGGCCGCAAGCTGCCTATACCCGCGCCCCGGGGGATTATCCCTGGCTACCGGCCGGAGTAAATGCGGTGTTCACACTATCCCCATAGTGGCCCCGTTAGTGTGGGGTGAGACTTGGGTGAGTAGGGGAGTGGGTTGTCGCCTGATTGAGATGCCCCGAAGAAGCCCACTACCTCACCCCGGCCTTGGGGTCATTATTCAGTGGTGTGAGTGCTGTACGCCCGGTCCGGTGAGGCCCCGTGGCGCACACAAAAGGGTATTCCGCTGGTTCCTGCATCTGGGGCGGAGGATGGCAGCTGCGGTAGGTGATATTGGTTGGCCCGCGCCTAACCCGGGGGGTTCCGACCGCAACCCTCATCGGCGGATAATGCCCAAAAGAAGCCCCAGCGCAAGCCCTGAATTCAACCTATTTTGGGAGGCAAAACCCGCATGAGTATGCCCGAACCGAAGAGCCCCTGGCCGCCAAAAGATTACGAACCCGCCCTAGATTCCATCCGCCGCGATGATGCCATCCTCAACGGCCAACTCGAGGTGATTAACCAGCGTCGTTCCCGCCAGTACGGGCCGCAGCCATACCAGCACCGTAGTCAATTCAATGGCGGAATCGTCGGTAAAACCTCCCGCGCTTTCCTCGGTAGACCCACCAGTGATAAAGGCAAGTCGCACCTCATCACGCACCACCTCCCGGTGGCGGAGGAGCTAACCACCGCCCTCGCTGACTACATGGCAGGCAAGCCGCCGCAGGCGGAACTCGCGGCGGAGGATGAAGGTAATACGAGGGCTAAGGAAGCGCTCGACCGGCTCGTGACCTCCGACGAGTTCGCCGCCCAATGGTGGAATGCGGTGTACAGTGCAGGCTCCCTCGGGTGGGTGTTCGGCCGTGTCGTGTGGAACCAGAACGTGCAGCCGCACCCGTGGATTGAATGGATTGATGCGGACAATGCGATATGCCAGTTCGAGAACGGCCGCCAATCCTCCATCCTCTTCTGGGATACCTTTACGGAGGGCAAGGACGATAAGGTGTTCCGTCTCTTTCAAGAGCACACCCCAGGCCAGATTGAGTACCAACTCTACGAGGGCACGGAGGATAACGTTGGGCGCCCCGTAGACTTCGAGGCGCATGAGGCCACCAAGCACCTCATGGATATTGGCCTCACGGACGGCACCATCCTCAAGACGGGGGCGGATGCCCCAACGGCGCACATGATGCCGAACTACCATCCGCAACGCCGGTGGAGGAACCACCCGCTTCTCCGCTACTACTCCGCATCGGACGTGTCACGCGGCGCACAAATCTTTGAGGATATTGACCACAACTGGTCGCAATTGCAGCATGAGGTGGAGGCCGCACGCGGGCGTCTCTTCGTGGATGAGAACCTCCTCGATACCGAGGGGCCGGGCCGGGGCGAGTTCTTTGACTTCATGCGCGACGTATTCAAGACCAGGCCCAATGTCACCGCGGAGGATAAGCCTACCTTTGAGCAAGTCCAGTTCGATATGCGTGTGGAGCAGTACCTCACCCTGATTGACTCGGATATCCGCAAGGCCGTATCCGCCCTGGGACTATCTCCATTTACGGTGGATATGGATCCGCAAGCATCGGGGGATATGACGGCGACGGAGACGAAAGCACGCACGAAGCGGACGCGGGCCACCGCCGCTACCAAGTCGCGGATGGAGCGGGCGCATCTCTCCGCTATGCTCACCGCATACCTCCAGCTGGATGCCGACCTCAACGGCTACACCCCGCCAACCCAGCCCGTGTTGGTGGCCTTACCTGACCAGGTTGAGGTGAATGATAATGAGCTGATTACCGCCGCCGCCTCCTCCTACTCGGCGGGCATTATGTCCCTCTCCACGGCGGTGCGGAAGCAGCACCCGGAGTGGACGCCCGACCAGGTGGAAGATGAAGTGGCAGCTATCCGGGCTGACGAACGAGCGCGGAACGCATTCGACCCCCTAACGTTGGAGCCGGGCGACGCACCATTTAGCACGGGTGATGCTGGTGACGATGCCTAATGATGGGGATGCTGGGGCGCGTCGCCTCGTCGGCATGTATGAGGATGTTGAGCTGGTGCTACTTCTCGCTTTGCGTGATGCGATTAGTAAAGCGTTGGAGGCGGATACCCCGCAGGCGCGGCAACGCCAGCTGAATATCCTTTTGGATACGGTCGCGAAGCAGCTGAACCGTGTCGGTGGTTTGGTGGAATCACAGGCCGGTCGGGTTGCCGCCGATGAGTATGATGCGGCGATACGTGCCGTGTATGAGGAAGTCGGGGCGGAATTGCAGGCGGGGGGCGTTCAGCCTGATGCGTGGCGCGGTATCTCGTCGGAGACGGCGGCGGCGCTCCGCTCACAGCACGTGATGGTGGCCCGGGAGATTAGGGACGTGTACCGGCAAGTCACGATGACCACCGTCAGGACCGCCACTGTGGAGGGCATGAATCATCCCCGCGCCCTACAGGTAGCACTCAACCGGTTTGCCGATAAAGGTATAACCGGGTTTGTGGATAAGGGAGGCCGCCGGTGGAGTATCGACGTGTATGCCGATATGGCGGTACGCACGATGCGGAACAATGCCCGGCAGGAGGGGCACCTGCGGGGGTATGAGGAGACGGGGGTGGAGTTGGTGCGGGCTTCGTGGCACCCGGCGTCGGCGCCGCAGTGTTTCCCGTTTCAGAATGAGCTGCTGGCGATTACCGGCCCGGCGGGGCCTCGTGTGATGGTAGACCCGGCCACGGGCCGTAACGTCACTGTGACGGTTAAAGCAACTCTCCGTGACGCTATCGCCGCCGGATATCACCACGTTAACTGTAAACATCGTGATGTGGCGTACACTCCGGGCGATAAGACCCCCGAAGCGCCAGAAACCACGCCGGAGGAGAATAAACGCCAGTACGAGGCTACGCAACGACAACGGCAGATTGAGCGCACCATCCGCCGGTGGCGGAAGCGTGAAGCTGTTGCCCTCACCCCTAGTGAAGCGGCCCTCGCTAAGCGGAAGGTAAAAGACTGGCAGGCGGTACAGCGTGAGCACGTCGGCGCGCACTCGTTCCTCTCCCGCTTCTACCACCGAGAGCAACTCCGTACGAACTGACCGCACACACGCCTGGGGCATACTCCTACTTGTGGAGCGGACAGGAGCCGTCCACGACGAACTCACAAGCACAGTTACGGGAGGACTCATCACAATGGCCGATGAACAGGCAACCAACACGACCACCGACCAGCAGAACACCCCGCAGGGTGAACAGCAGAATGCTGAGACCCAGGAGGCCCAGCAGAACGCCACCACCCACCACGAGGAAGAAACTGCCCAGGCCAATGAGACTGAGCAGGACAACTTCGACGTGGAAAAGGAGCTGAAAAAGCTGCGCAAAGAGTCGGCGGCGCGTCGTACCAGCCTCCGTGATGAGGAGAAGAAGAACGCGGAACTATCCAGCAAGTATTCTGAACTCAATTCCAAGTTTGAGGAAATGCGCGGCTTCCTGGCTAAGCTCTCCGGCGTTGAGGAGGAAGCAACGCCGGAGGAGGTCATCAACTCCTACAAGGAGAAGTTGGAAGCCCAAGAGCAGGAGAACCGGCAGCTCCGTGAAACCACCGCGCTGAATGCGGCGGTCTCCAAGGCTAAGGGTGACCCTGCCCTCATCGTCCCGTACCTGCGAGGTTCCAACGCGCTTGCGAACCTCGACCCGTCCGCCGAAAACTACACCTCCCAGGTGGAGGAACTCGTTCAGGAGACGGTAGACGCCAATCCGAAGCTACGCGCCCAGGCGGCGCCCGTATCCTCCGGTAACACGTCTAATCCGACCGATAACAGCGGCCCGAAAAAGTACACCGTTGACGACCTCGACGATATGAGCGCCGAGGAAATCTTCGAGTTGACGAAGCAGGGCAAGCTGGAACACCTCTACAAGAACTAGGAGACACTACATGTCCGTTGAGAATTTCATCCCTAAGCTCTGGGCACCAAGCCTGGAAGTCCCCTACCAGAAGTCTCTCATCTACGCGCAGCCGGAAATCGCGGACACTCGCTTCCAGGCGATGCTGCAGAACTCCGGCGATACCGTCCACATCAACACCATCGGCGCCGCCAACATCAAGACGCACGACCGTACCCAAGACCTTGAGTACGACGATGTTGAAACCACCGATGTGAAGTTGGTGATGGATACGGAGCGTTACTACGGCTTCCGCGTCAACGATGTTGATGCCATCCAGGCCGCAGGTGACTTCCGTTCCGCCGCCACCAACGAGCACGGCTCCGCAATGGCTAACGAGGTGGACACCGACATTGCGAAGAAGCTCAAGGACGGCGCGGGCAAGAAGCTGAACACCGTCCCCATCTTCGACGGCGCTGACTTCTACCGCCCGAACGATAAGCAGATCACCGCGTGGGATGCGCTCCGCCGCATGGCGTTGGAGCTGAACAAGGTGTCCGCACCGACCTCCCCACGCTGGGTTGTTGTCGGCCCGAACTTCGGCTCCGCGCTGCTGGCTGACCGTCGTGTAACCCAGGCTCACGCCGCCGGTACCGACATCGTGGCCCGCAACGGCCTTATTTCCACCCTGCCGCAGCTCGGATTGAATATTTACCAGTCCGTCAACGCACCGACCACCGGCGGTAAGGAAACCATCATTGCTGGTGTCCAGGGCGCCCTGGCGTACGCTTCCCAGCTCCGCACCTTGGAGGCTTTCCGCGACCCGGATCGCTTCGGCGATATTGTTCGCGGCCTCATGGTCTCCGGCGCTGCCGTGGTTCGCCCGAAGGGCGTCGTCACCCTCGATGCGGACGTGAAGGAAGGCACCCTTGGTGGTGGCGGTGGTACTGCCGTCGACGCCGAGATGTAAGGCTGTTTGAGCCTGCTATCGCCGCAGGGGTGAGGGGTGTGCTGGCTGGAGTCCAGTAGGGCCGGTGCACTGTCTTCCTCTGTGAGCTTGGCGGGGAGGGCGAAGATAATTATTCGCGTGCTGTTAGGTGACGTTGCTGTTTGGTGACGTGGCGCGCAGGGTGGTTATTTTCTCCTCCCCGCTTTCTTGTATCTAAACCCCATAATCATTCTTTTAGGGAGGCCCGCTTATGCGGCTACAGATGAATTACATTGACCGGACTGAACTCCTCAACGATGCCGACACTGACCTCTATGAGGAGTTGGAGGATGCCCGCCTCGACCGGCTCATTAACTATGCTTCCATCCTCATGCGGCGGGCAACACGCGGCGCTATCTATGAGGTGGACGAGGCCGGGATGCCCACCAACCAGTTCGTGGTGGATGCGTTCAAATATGCGACGAGCGCGCAGATTCAAGCGTGGGTGGATGCTGGCATCCTCGACGAATTAGAGACCGGGGGAGCTACGGCGGAGGCTATCGTATCCTCCTCGACTAATAACGGTTCCTCCATCACGCTGGACTATTCAGAGGCCACCAAGGCTAGGTCGCTACTCCTCAATGGTGGCCTGGCGTTGGGGGCGCAGTTGATTCTGGATGATGCGGGCCTCCTCTCCGGCAAACCATGGCTGGCGGTGTAACAGGGTATGAGCAAGCGCAGTAAAACCAGCGATACGCTCCGTGACCTCTGGTTCCGGCATGACGTTCAGTTACAGGGGGAGGAAATCCGCACCATGCGTGGCACTACATTCACGCCGGGGGAGACGGTGAAAGCATCCATCAATATGGAGTCGCACCGCGCCCTTAATCAGCACGGGGAAGAAGTGTTAGCCGCCGGTACCATCAACTGGGATGTGGACGGGCCGCTACCCGAGCCGGGTGATGTGCTCACCCTGCCGGATGATTTCGGGGCGAAACCCCAACGCAAGGTAGTGAGCGCACGCCGAGCCTACTCCGGCACAGGCCTGACCCCCGACCATGTGGAGGTGACGATCGTATGACCCTCCACTGGAAAGGCGACGCGGTGAAGAAACAGATTCAAGCCGGGGCGCAGCGCGGTGTCACCTCGGCGGCGCAGGTAGTGGAGGCCGCAGCCGTACCACTCACCCCGCTGGGCGAAACGGGTAACCTCCGCCAATCCGCCAGCACAATACCCGCACAAGCATCGGGTAGTGAGGTGGCAGGTGGTGTCCGATATGGGGGACTGCCGTACATCCGCCGCCAGCATGAGGAAACCGGCTGGAACCACCCGAGGGCCGGGCAAGCCAAATACTTGGAGACAGCGAAGAATGAGAACGCGGACAGGGTTGCGCAGGTAATCCGGAACCACATCAAGGGAGGAATCTAACCCCAATGGCCGAGTTTCATCAAGATAACACGCGGCGGGCCTCGTACCGGCAGACCGTGGTCTACGACATAGCCGAATACCTCGCCAACTGTGGGGTATGCGCCCGCCCCGGCGTAAACCAGCGTGAGGTGAATGGTATCCCGGCGGTGTTTGCGTACCGGCTGGAGGATAACCCAGACCGCGCCCTCACCATCTTCAACATCATCATCGATGAGAGCGTGTCCGACTCTAATCCAAGCCTCCGCTTTAGTCTCGCATTCCGTGGCGCACCCCGCGACCACAACACCCCGCTCGATGATGCCGCCGAGGCTTACAAGCACCTCCACGACCTCACAGACATTGAGCTGACCGCGCACACGCGGCTCCTATCCTGCAGGAGGATCATCAATGATCCACCACTACTGGACAGCAACGACCGCTGGCACGCCGTAGACACCTACTCGGCCACGCTGGCAGCACCCAATCCGACCGACTCTTAGGAGCGCACAGCAATGGCTAACACCAAGTTCGCGACTGCTCCCAACTCGTGCGAGCTGAACAAACAGCTCAACCGAGGCTGGGCACTACAAGTCAAGCCCGTAGGTGCCGACGCGGCAGAATACAAGTTTGTTCGCGGCGTCACCTCCCTCTCCCCAAACATCGAAACCCAGACCGTCGATGCATCCGACATTGACTCCAACGGCTGGACGTCCGAGGAAAAGACCTCCCGCTCCCTGACCGTCTCGGTTGAAGGCCAGTTCGCCCGCAAGGGTGACCTCGACCTCCTCACCGAGGATCAGCAGCTCCTCAAGGCCACCGGCGAGGAACTCGGCGCGGACGGCAAGGTTGACTTCCGTGTATGGCGCACCGACATTGATGAGGGCTGGGAAGGTACTGCTACTAACAGCTTTACCTCCGGCTCCGGCGGCGCTAACGACCTCCGCACGTTCACCTCTGATTTGAAGTCCTCGTGTGAGCCGACCCGTATTCACTCTGTGAAGAAGGGTGCGGAGCGTCAGGAATCCGAGCCGGTGGATGTGGAGGAACTCCTGAAGATTATTCACCCGCAGGGCGTGCCGAACGTCTCCACCGGTGAAGAGGAAGAGGAATCCGCAGGTTCCGTTGATGATTCTCGCGGTGAGGAAGAGGCCGGTTCCGAGGGGGATACCGACTCCGAATCCCTGGCCGCATAAACCAGGGGATAAGCCCCTTAGGGGGTTCGTAGTCACAGGGCAAAGGCCCGTATGAGGAACACCATCCTTGTGCGGGCCTTTACTCATACCCCTGACCGCACCCCGTCAGGCGGCACACTTAATCCCCGTACACAACAACCAACCAACTGGGAGGCAACCCGCATGACCGACTTCGGACAACTCGACGAGCAGCTCGACGAGTACGACATCTCATTCACCTTCAAGGGAGAGGACTACAAGGTCACTCCCTCCGCAGAACAAGTCTTAGAGTTCCACCGTGACTACTACAACGCCCGCAAGTCCGATGAGGACTCTGGTATGGGTGTGTGGAAGCGTGTTGCGCCGCTCCTCGGCTCCAAGTTTAATCCCAAGACCGCGAAGATTAGCGGCGGTATCCTCGAACAAGTCATGGAGGCCGGTGCCACCTATAGCCAATTGGAGCGCCTTGTATCTGCTGTGCACTTCAAGTACGTGCAGGGCGATGACCTAGCCAAGGCCTATTTTGAGACTGGCGAGCTGGGAAAAGCAGTGGATATTCTCAAGCAGAAGAACAACGCCTCCCAGCAAGACTAGATGACCCCGAGGGGTGCTGGCGTGACCAGTGGGATAGGCTCCGCCGCGACCCCGACGGGTGGGCATACGCCGAGGATAGTGACCTCTGGTACAACCCCTACGCGGGGGCATACTCGGAGAACGACCCCGGCGGTGGCCCGCCCGACCTTTATATCCTCGAAACGTTCGGGGAGTACGTCCGTGAATGGTGGGCGGAGCAAGTCCAGGCGAAGCCAGATGTGGATGAATCCGTCCTCACCTGGTCGTCGATCCTCTCACGGTGGGATGATATAGAGACGGACTTTCAGCACTTTTTTAGCATCGATTTTGGATCAGGTGTTCTATCCGACCGCAGGTGGCGCTGGTTCAGAATACGGCTAGTACGCCTCCTAAGCGAAGATACCGCGCTTGCTCGCGGGTTGGGGCTGCGGAAAACACCAACGCTAAAAAAGGAGCATTAGCATGGCTGCGCTTGACCTCGGAGATCTCGGATTCACAATCACCGTAGACACTGGCGACTTCGACCGCCAGATTAGTCAGGTTGAGCAGAAAGCCCGTCAGGCTGACCAATCATTCCAACGCCTATCCCGAAAGACTATCTCCCCGAAGTCCGATACGGGCGGGGTGGAGAAACTGGAGCGCTCCACCCGTAAGGCAGATAGTGCGCTAGATAAGACCTCGAAGAAGAAGGTCGCCCCACAGGCAGATACGTCGGGCGTGGATAAGATTCAATCCTCCACCGCCGCCGCTTCCTCCGAGCTGGATAAGGTAGCAAATAAGCGCGTGTCGCCTCGTGCGGACTCCGCGCCTCTGGAGCGGGCCGCCGGGGCGGCTAAGGAGGCCTCCTCCAGCCTTGACCAGACTGCCGCCTCCGTGTCCCGCGTGGGCGGTGAGTTCGATTCCGCCGGGGCATCCACGGATACGTTCTCCTCCAAGCTACGGAATAATGTCGGCAAGCTCGGTGGTTTCGCCGCCGGTATTGCTGGTGTGGCGGGTGCCGCACAGGTCATGCAGAACGGCTTCTCTAAGGTCACCTCCATTGAGGACACGACCAAGGCCCTTGGTGTGATGATGGGGTCGGCGGATGAGGCCTCCGCCTACATGGATAAGCTCGTCGAGTCGAACATGCGCTCCACCTACTCGTTCGACGCGTGGGCTAACGCAGGTAAGACCCTCGTCGCCTTTGGTATTGAAGCGGAGCAGGCAAACCAGACCGTCACCGCCTTGGGTGAGGCCGCCGCCGCCACCGGCAAGGGTGAGGAAGCCCTCCTCAACATGTCGGATGCGTTCGGTCAGGCCGCCGCCTCCGGCAAAATCTCGATGGAGACCCTAAACCGCCTCGCCGATGGTGGTGTGCAGGGCCTCGCTATCCTCGCAAACCACTTCGGTGTCACCACCGAGGAAATGCAGAAGATGGTCTCCTCCGGCGCGGTGCCAGCAGAGGAGGGAATTAAGGCCCTCACGGACGGCATCATTAACGGTTCGGAGGGCGCTGCGGGTTCCGTGCAGTCCCTCTCCGGCGTTATGGGCGAGATGGCGGAGACCACCTCAGGCACCCTGAAAAATATGGGTGCGGAGCTGAACAACACAGCCGCCGCCGTGTTCGAAAAGCTATCCCCTGCGATTAAGGCCGGTGCAGAGAAAGTCCGCGTGTCCGCCCAGGGCATGACCCGGTGGATTAAGGATATTGACGTGTCGCCCATCGTGTCGATGGGTGAGGCTGTGATGAATCTGCCGGATCCGATTAAGGATGCGACCAAGGCCATTGTGGCGCTCAAGGTTGCGCAGGCCGCGCTTAACACCACGATGGGGCAGAATGCCGCCGGGAAGATGACGGCGTTCAAAACCGCCGTTGTGGACACTGGCAAGGGCGTTCGAGACCTCAAGACCTACTACCGTGCCACGGGCCGGGAAATCTCCACGTTCACTGCCGCTACTCAGCTCGCAGCGACTAGCCAGAACTCCGCCTTGGCGGGCATGGGTGTCGCCTATAATAATGCGGCTAATAGCGGTAAGAAATTTGCTCGGTCTACCGGCGTGGTTAAGGCCGGTATGTCCGGCATTAAGAGCGCCGCCGGTGGTGTGGTAGACGCTTTAGGCGGCCCGTGGATGATTGCTATGGGCGCAGCCGCCTTTGCCGTCACTGAAATTGTCGGCGCGTCGAAACGCGCTAGTGATGCGCAGGCGAAGTTCACTGAGACTACTGGCGAAGCGGATGCGGCGCTCCTACGTCTCAACGCTAGCTTGGCTGGCACCAAGGGCGCTTTGAATGACCTACAGATGGAGGATCTGGGGAAGGTCGCCCAAGGCGCGGTGGCTGATATTGAGCGCGTCGGAGAATCCCTAGATGGGTTCTTCGCCAAGCTGGATAAGAACCAGTTAGGCCTTTCCCCTGACGAATTAGATGGCATGAACACCATGCAGATCAATCACGAACTGCAGGTGATGGGCGACTCCTTCGACATGATCAAGGGGAAGCTGGAGGATAATGGCCATGCGTGGGATGATTTGGGCCGCATCGTCGCTGAGGGTGGCAGCGAATACCAGCAGATGCTTAATGAGCTGGAGAATACCGGCGGGAGTTTCTGGAACAACAATGAAGAAGCAGGCCGGGTCGCTGCGGAACGACTACGGGAGGCCCGCGAAAAGGCCTTAGAGGCGGCGGAGGCCGCCCGTGAGCTTGACCCGGCTGCTGCGCAAGCCGCTGCTGGTATCAGCACCCTAGCGGACTCCTCCGCCTCCGCAGAGGATAAACTCTCCGCCCTGAAATCGACCATGCAGGCTATGGGCCTCATGGCGCAGACCGCCGACCAAGCCAACATGGAGGCAGCCCAGCACATTGAGGAGCTGGGGCAGAAGATGGAGGGCATCGCCAAGGCCGAGTATGGCCTGGGTGAGTCCTTATTCAATGGGGAGAAGCTGGATTACACGAACCAGAATGCTCGTGCTCTCTCCGACACGCTGGGCGATATGTCGAGCCAGCTGATGAATGTGGCCACTAGCGGCGGTGATATTAGTGGCATTTGGGAGCAGATGTCACCCCAGCTGGATAATCTGCGTGAGCAGATGGGGCTGACTGGTGCCGAGTTCGATGAGCAGTGGAGCCACGTCCTTGAATCTTATGGCCTGGCACCGGACGTTATCCGCACGCTAGTGGAGCTGGATGGTGCTAGTGAGGCGGTGCAGTCGCTGGGCAATATTTGGACGGCGCTGTACCCGCTGGAGGAGGGCACTAAGGTTCGGGTTGACCCGCCGGACGGTGATGTTCTCAAGGCGATGGACGAACTCGGCATTAAATACGAAGAGATTAAGAATGATGCCGGTGAAGTAATCCAGTACGATATCACCGCCCCTAATGACAAGGTTATGGGCGATTTGGAGTCCATCACCGCGAAGATGGCCGAGATTGATGATGAATCAGTCGAGATTAAGACCATCATGGATACCACCCCGTTACAGTTTGGGGCCGATGAAGCACGGTCGATTATTGACCAGCTGGATATCCAAGAGGCGTCGCCGACGGCTCAGCTCCTCATTGACCAGCTCCTCGCTAATGGCGAGATAGCTCGGGGTGATTTGGAGTACCTGAACCAGCAGTCCCCAACGCCGCAGGCTGACCTGAATAAGCTCCTGCTGGATGCTGGTGTTGCGCAGGCACATAGCCAGTTGGATGATGTGGATAATCACAGCACCAACTCAAAGATGAAGGGCGACAATAGTGACGTAGTAAATAAGGCAAATCTCGCACGCGCTGCGCTCAACGCCATTCCCGGTGTTAAGACGGTCAAGATCGTTGCTGAAAAGATTGGCGACTGGTTTGGCCACCAGCATGGCGGCCGTATCGGCGTGCCTGTGTTTGCTGAGGGTGGGGAGATACCAGCCCTCGCAGGTGGTGGTTTCCCGAACGCGGCCCGTAATGTTGGCCGTGATTCTGGCTACAAGCTCCCAACGAGCGGGCCGGGCACGGAGCAGGTAGACGGATTCCTCGGCGTGGACAATATGGGCCGGGCCGTGGCCCGCGTCAACGCTGGCGAATGGGTCATCAATAATAATTCCTCGACGCGGTACGACCGTACGCTGATGGGGATTAATGCGGGTAACCCTCGCATGATTCTTGCCGGGCTGGCGCATGATCTTCCGGCGCTCGCTGATGGTGGTAAAACCAAGTCTGCTGACGTCATTGACCAGCTCCAGCCCTACAATAATGGGCCGTACGTGATGGGCGGTTTCTCCCCATCGTCTATGGATTGCTCCGGCGCGGTATCTGCCGTTGTGAACACCTGGCTGGGCTTGAACCCATTCGATTCCCGCATGTCCACCGTTACGGAGGGGTCGTGGCTTGCCGCCAAGGGCTTCGAGAACGGGCGCGGTAATGGTAATGAGCTTGTGGTTGGTTGGTATGACTACGGCGGAGGCGCGAATGGCCACACGGCCCTCATGCTGCCTGACGGCACCTACATTGAATCCGGAGGTAACACCGGCCAAGGTTTCACCATTGGTGGGGCCGCAGGCCCACTCGACGGGCGCGGCTTCACTAACTTCATGTACCTGCCTAACTCGGGTGATGAGGAAGCAGGCCCCACTGGTGATGGTGGCGTCACGATTAACGGCAATGGCACCGACCTAGACATCGCTGATTTTGGTGGTGGTGCATCCGGCGGTGGTGGTGGGGCTAAGCGCGCCTCCCACGCCAGCATCTCCGCCCCAACGGCGGGGAGTATGTTTGATGCGCCCGGCCTGGCCTCGAACCGGCCTGGCGCAACCATCGGTGGCGGTGTACCGGCGGCGCAGAAGAATCAGGCGTACGCCCTCGCGGAGCAGGCAGGTATCCCTAAGTGGCAGGTGGATAATGTCCTGAATTTCGCGAACCCGTTTGTGGGGCAAAACTCGTTCCGTGACACGATGGGCGAGCCCGCCGCGAAGCAGATCCTCTCCGTCGCGAAGCAGCTAGAGGATGCTATCGGGCAGGGTGGTATTGAGGCGCAGGTTGCTGCCGCTCTGGACATGAAGACCCCAAACTGGGATGTGTGGTTGCGTGTCAATGATGAAACCATTGATGCGTTTAACGCGTTGGGTGAGGCGCAAGCCGACCGGAAAAACGCGTCGATGGACATCACCGAAGCGGAAGAGAAACTTGCCGACTTGCGTAAGCGCGCCACGGAGTCGGATGAGGAGTCTACGGAGAAACTTGCGGAGGCCTACAAGAACCTAGACAAGGCCAAAAACAAGGACATCTCCCGCTCCTATACGCAGGAGCGTAAGGCGGAAGATATTGAGAAAGCGGAGAAGAAGATCCGTGAACTCAAGGAAAAAAGTTCTGATAATGAGGTTAAGGCAGCGCAGCAGATTGCGGAGGCCGAGCAGGAGCTAACCGACGCCCGTGAGGCGGAGGAGAAGGCTATCCGCGAGCTGGAGCAGGCGCAGATTAAATACAATACTGCGCTGGTGATGGCACCGATTAAGGCCGTCGCTTCCCTCACCGACCACATTGCTGATGGGTTGGGTACCGTCGCGGACACCCTTGGTCTCATGGCCGAGAATATGGATCGGGCGAACGCGGTTGCAGATGCGCGGCAGCAGTCCGAGCTGGATAATATCAACGCGCAGAAGTCCGCGATGGATGCGGCTCAAGCGTTACGTGAGCTGGAACGTGAAGGTGCTAATGCTCGCCATGCGGAGGTGTTGGCGCAGCAGCAGGCCGAGTTTGACCTTGCCATGGCCCGGCATGACCACAATTCCCAGCACGCTGACCTAGAGGTCAACCTGGCCGATATCCGCACTAAGGGCATCCTCGACGTGTCCCAGCGTGCCTTGGATACTGACCGGCTGGCGATGCTATCCGCCTCGTCCGTAGCTGTGGCGGAGAAGCAGCTGGAGTTGACGCGTGCGGAGGCGGCGCAGAATGAGTTTAACCGGCGTATCCGTATGGAGGAGGCCACCTTTGAGCTGAATTATCAGCAGGAGATGGCCCGTATCCAGAATGAGCGGCTTAAGGTCGCGACGGAGGAGATGGCGAACGCCGCCGCCGAAGCCGCAAACATGCTGGGCAGTTCCGCATCCGCTCTGGCTCGTGAGCAGCAGGGTAAGCAGAAGCAGGCTAAAGGTGCGGCTGGGATTATTGGCGGCTTGGCGCAACTTGCTGGTGCTGGTGCTATGGCCGCCGCGACGGGCGGTGCCGCCCTACCGGCCGCGATGGGCTTAGGCGTTGCTGGCTTCAAGGCGCTGGTTGAGGGTAGTACCAGTGTGGCCGAGGGCCGTGCGCAGGAAAAGGCCTACAAGGAACAGGCCCGTGAGGAGTACAACAAGCTCTCCCCGGATGATAAACGACGCGTGGATGCCGCCCGCGGTGGTCTCGTGGCTGGTGCTCTGGCTGGCGGTGCCGTGGGCATGGCTGGCGGCACAATGGAGGACGTCGGCAACATGTTCGACGCCACCTCCGGTGCGTTCAATCTCCCGCTGTACAAGAAGCAGATGGAGCAGAAATACGGGGCCGAGGCCGCCGAGTTGTTGACTTCGAAGAAGAAAGCCGAGTTGGATAGGCAGCAGCGGAAGGCCGAGATTGAGCGGGCGCGGAAGCAGTTCGACCTCAAGCAGGAAACCAACCCGCAGGCCGATATGCTCGCGAAGATGCGCGATACTCTCCAGCGCCAGTTGGATGAGTTGCAGCAGGAGAATAAGCAGCTTGCCGGGGTGAATGACAAACTGGACCGTGGTAACAAGTCGGTGCTCATGTCCATCGGTGGTTCCGGTTGGGGTGCGGATTCCTCGGAGGGCATGATGCTTTCGCAGCGTGAGCGCGGCTTCGGTGAGATTAGCCGCGAGGATGTGGGGGCGTGGTCTTCACTCAATGTTGAGAACGGGTGGAATGCTAACGCCCTGATGCGCCCGATTGTGGATAGCGTGGCCGATACGGCGGCGGATGCAGCAGCAGCTGGCCGAGACATTATTGAGGGCCTGCCGGAGACGGTCGTGGATGGTCTGTACGCTAAGCAGCTCGGCGGGTCGGATGTAGTACCGGGTGCACTGAATGCTGCGCAGCGTTCCAGCATGGCAAGCGAGGAAGCCCGCCGACAGGCCGCCTATCGTGATGCGGCCAACCGCGTATTCGAGAGCATGGGCAGTGGTGACACCACCAATATCGACACGCAGTTCACGGGTGCGGTGACGGTTAACGCCCAGCTGGAGGACAAGGTTATGGCCGGGCTGTCGAGCATGGTTAAACAACGTTAAATAAGGAGTTTGTTTATGAGTCGCGTATGGGATAAGAAGTTTCGCCTCACCTTGTGGGGTGTGGATGGTGAGCCGGTGGCCCTATCCCGCCCGGGGCGGAGGCGTGAGGGCATCTTCCTAGAGGATGTACCGGATGGTCTGTCTGGGTTCGGTAAGAACCATATTTGGGATGATGCCGCAGGTGTGTGGCGGGGTATGCGGACGGATACGAACAGCCTCAAGCTGGATGTGTTGGTTAAGTCCCGTGATGTACGCGGTGAGCTTGACCGCTTCCTCACGAAGCTGGGGGATGGGTCGAAGCCCCTCGGATTATCGGTTACCTCGGCGGAGCATGGCTACCGGTGGCTGCGGGTGCGCCCGGCGGATGTATCGACGGTGAAGTGGTTTCAGTCCCCAGGCGGTGCGCGGTTCGCTAAGGTCGCGGTGCAGCTGGAGCTAGTAGGGAATACCAGCCGCCGGTTCACCGACCGGGTAGAACTCGACTCCAATAGCGAGTTCGGCAAGGTCTCATTCCGCATCGACGGCGACCAGGACGTGTGGCCGAAATTCACCATCACCGGCCAGCATGAGGGTGTGAAGCTCCGCCTGACCGCTGCCGATGAATGGCAAGAATTACCTCATACCGCCGAGGGCTGGGCCATTGACTCGCACCCCCAACGCCGTCACGTCACCGACCGGGCTGGCAGGCCAGACTTTAGTATGGTCGTGCCATTCTGGCCGATGCCGGTAGAGAACCGGAATCACGTGGGGGAGGTGGAGGTGCAGGCGACCCGCCCCGGTGATGATTTCAAGCTGACCATCGAGTGGATACCGGAGTTTAGTCGAGCATGGTAGTGAAGCACACCCCTCGTCATGAGCAGATTGATGCCCGCGTGTGGGATCCGTTTATGTCGAGGTGGTGGCCGCTTGCCCCGTGGCGGGAGCTGAGCCTGCAGGCGCGGGCGGACTGGACTGTGGATACGGGGCGGGTGACGCTCGGGGCAGATCACCCGCAGCTTGGTTTACTCCGCCGCTGTCGGCACATTCCCGTGCCGGTCACATTCACCATCAATGGTGTGCATTGGGATGGGTATGTGGAGTCGGTGGAGACTGGGCAGAATGAGGATGGTACGCAGTACGCGCAGGTGAACCTCTGGTCGGAGCACAAACACTTCCACCGCATGCTGGCGCGCTCGACGGTAACGTCGGCGGCGGACTCCTCGGCGGATACGGTGAGCACGCATATTGGTGACCTCACGCATCGGCTGGTGTCGAACGGGGCGGTTCGTACCGGCCTCCCAACCTACGTGCTGGTGGAGTCGGAGGGCGACCCGGTTGAGGTGGAGGTACGCACCGAGGATTACGTAGCCGACGTGCTGGATAATCCACTATCGGGGTCGGACTCGTTTGTGGAGGTGCGGAAGCTCCTACCAGGGCAGAAAGTGCCAGGCCGCGGGGTGGCGAAATTCTACACGGGCGTGATGGAGCGCCGGTGGGCGCAGCAGCAATTGACGCGGGGGATGTGGCCTAACGCTACGGCGGGGCCGCGTATCGTCGGCGCGGAGCTAGAGATGGAATCCCCGTCGATGCCGGATAATTCCTGGCATGGCGAGGGACAACTACAGGATGGCACCGTATTGGGGGAGCCGAAATCGGGTATTTGCTGGCTGCCATTTGAAACGTTGGTGGAGCGCCCTATCGGGTATTACGACAAGCTCGATCCGGCGGAGGTGTTCGTCACAAGTCGTGAGGAGGTACGTGGCGGGCCGGGTGCTCGTGCGCACCGTCCGCACTTTGTAACCCACTGGGGGCGGGGAACATTTGAGGATGGCCGTGTGGGCAAGCTGGAGGCGTGTGCAGGTGCTGGTTTGCTACGCACCCCGGAGGGGGAGAAGCTCCAAACCACCGCAGCCGCATACGCTTACATCGATGGGGGTGAGGCCTACGCATGGAAAGAGGGCGTGGAGTGGGTACTAGCCACCCCAACGGCTTTCGAGGCCGATAATACCCACTACCGGGCCGAGGGAGATGCACAGCGGCAGGTGCCTGGCACGCTCGTATGGCAGCACCAAGGCCGAGACCGGCGGGGTGTCGTATTCTCATCCGCCCCCGGCGGCGGGCTAAGGAAGTGGTCGACGACGGAGACGGGGCCGGATGGTGCGATGCTCATCGGTGGTGGGCAGCTGGATGCGCAGACCATCGCCGCCCTAGAGTCCGGCGTGCTGCAGCCTAAGGGCACCGTGGGGAGGATGGATGCGGACTCCGCCTCCGCCTACCTACCCACCTCCTCCGGCTTCCCCAGTGAGGTGGAAAAACTGGATATTGATGTGCAGCCTCACGCCACGATTGACGGAACCGAAGTTTCATTCAGTAAGGCGGGCGGGCGTGTAAACATCGCTCAGGCAGGCCCGTTCTTCCTCCGCGAAAAGTACATGAATTTATCCTCGACCGGTGGTACGAATCCGACGGCGGAGATAGCCCGCGAGTGGGCACGATCCCAAGGGGCCACCGCGATGAGTCTCGCCCCCGGCCATCATCAAACCGTCGTATTTGGTGATGATGTGACCCTGCCGGATGGGCGAGTAGTGCCGGGCTGGAAGCCGGGCGACCGGGTGAGCTTCGTGGATAAAGATACTCGCGTGTCCGAGGTCATTATGGGCTACACTCTTAAATCCTCTTCTACATCGGTGCTTGAGGTAGAACCCATTCTCGGTCGTGAAGAGAACGGCGTCATGGCCTCGCTGGAACGGAAGATGCAGGCGCAGGAGAAAGCAGGCCGTAAGGCACTCCTCGCCCCCTCCCGCAAGGTGCCTAAGGGTGCGGTGAAAGCGATCGTTGATGATTCCGCGAAGCCGCTGCAGGAGTCGATGGGTGACCTATCGGCGGAGATTGCTAAGACCGTAAAGCAGGCGGACTTCTCGGAGTATGATGCGCAGCTCCAAGCCCGCCTATGGGGGCGGCAGGGTGAGTTCAACTCCATCACGAATGAGTTCCGATTGAAGCAGGAGCAGATTAATGAGGCGAACGTCAAGATTCAGGAAGTCCTCGCGGAAAACATCGCCTTAAACCGGAAGCTTGCGGAGGCGAACCAGCGCACCTCGCAGGCCAATAGGCGGGCCGATGAGGCCCTGCAGTATGCGCAGGAGTCCATGTCTCGGGATATGACTCGTATGCTGTATGCGGCGAAAGAGCAGGCGGTGTGGGATTCTCATATCCGTATCGACATGCCCCGGTTCAGTCGCACGCTCAAGATTGAGGGCAAGGGAACTTGGTCTGGATCGGTTATCGCATCCGTGCAATACGATAATGGCGCGCTTTACCGTGAGGAGCTGACGATGCTTAACGGCCGAGTTCTGGAGGTCAAATTGCCGCTAGGCTCGGTGAATAACGCGATGGTGATGTACCAGATTCACACCGGCGGAGGATACGGCGGCGGCTCCTCCAATAACTAACCGCAAACGCGCTTGGCTCATAATTTCTTCCATATCGCAGCGTCTATAAGGGAGGCGATGATGGAGGAAATTAGCGGCAGCGTTAAAGGCCGATTCGTTGATGATGATGATATTGTCCGCACTGGTCGGGCGATGATTGAGGTTGACGGGTGGGACTTTTTGCATGTCCCTATCCCGGTTGGCTTATCGGGGAAGTTGAAGTCGTTTGAGTCGGCGATGGATTCGCGTTTGGTGAAGTCGCGTGAGGATGCGGAGGCGGCGGCTTCGTCGGCTAGTGATGCGTCTGGTTTTGCTGAGGAGGCTCGGGGGTCGGCTTCTGCGGCGGAGGCTTCGGCTGGTCGTGCGTCGGGGAGTGAGTCGGCGGCAGCGGAATCGGAGTCTGCCGCTCAGGGCCACGCTTCCACGGCCGAGGGGCACGCCAATGCGGCGCAGGAGCAGGTGTCGTTGGCGCGGGGTCAGGCTGAGGCTGCCGCGTCGTCGGCTGAGGAGGCTAAGGGCCATGCCACTACTGCTGAGGGGCATGCGTCTCGGGCGCAGCAGTCGGCGGAGGAATCCTCTAGGTCTGCTGACCGTGCCGAGGGGGCACGGAGTGAGGCCCGCACGGCGTGGGATGGGGCTAAGGAGGCCCGTGATGCCGCGCAGGGGCACGCGTCCACGGCTGAGGGGCACGCCACTAAGGCTGCATCGTCTGCTGGTGACGCGGAGGGTGCCGCCGGGCGAGCCGATGAATCCGCACAGCAGATACGTGAAATCGCAGAATCTACCTCATGGGATGGTGACCAGGTCACGGTCAACGGCAAGCAATCCCCACACCTGACCGGCCCGCAAGGCCAGCGTGGCCCGCAGGGCCCACCCGGCACCGTGGAAGGTATCGACTTCTCCCAGTACGCCAAGGTGGAGCAGCTATCTGATGTGGTGCGCCGGGGTCAGGACGGCGTGGAGATGGGGAAGCATTTCTCGCTGGTGCATGATGGGTCGGGCAATTTTTCCACATCCTTGTTCTTGAAGAACGGCCAGCATGAGTACGAGTTTTTCACGAATGCGGCCGGGAAATTCGGTGCGTGGGATAAGACGAATTTCACGGGTCTTTTCCAGGCTGACCGGAATACTTTCGAGCACCAAACCGCCGTGCACATGCGGGATAATCAACTGCGCGGCCTGCCAACCCCATCGGGTGATAGTCACGCGGCCACCAAGCACTACGTGGACAGCGCGGTGGATGGTAAGCAGAACAAGGCTGCGGTACTTGACCGCCTAGCGGAGTACGTGGGCGATTCTGACTTTTTCGGCTCTAAAGGTGTTACCTCGACGATAGGTGACCCTGGAGCGTTCCCCCATAGCAAGCATGTCGTTGTCACGGACGATGATGGCTGGGTAAAGGCCTACGGTGAGCCACAAAAAACGGAGCACGTAGTCAATAAGAAATACGTAGATAAGCAGGTCGGTAGCGTGCGTGACCGTGTAGGAGCACTGGAATCCGGCGGCGCGGGCGGTGCGTTCTGGACGGGCACTAAAGCGGAGTATGACCGCATTAGCCGTAAAGACGCTAATACTCTCTACATCGTGAGGGGGTAGACCCATGCCGATGATTAATCAGGCCGACATCACGGACGTACGCATGGGCCTCATTGAGGCAGGTGCACTCCTCGCAGGCGACAACCTCATTTGGAATCGGGTGGAGGAATGGCGAAAAACCACACCCGGAACCCTCGCCGTGGACGTGCCGGAGTGGGCGAGTTTTATGAGCATTTTCATTTCCGGTGGTGGCGCTAGCGGCGGCTACCGTAATTCCGAGCTCAGGGAGCAAAAGGGCGGTGGTGGAGGCGGTGGGCAAATTCGCCTACTGACCATCGACCTGACAGAAAACCCCGGTAGGCGCGCAAGCGTCAACGTCGGTGCAGGAGGCCGCCCCGTCACAAGTGTCAGTAACTACGGCAATAGTGGTGGCGCTACACGATTCAATGGGTGGAATGCTCAATCAACGTGGACTGCAAACGGTGGTGCCCCACGTACTGGCGAGGGTGAGTTTGATGGCACGGAAGATGGCTGGAATTGGCTACCGGAGCGTGAAGCCCTCTATCTGAATCGTGCTCCTGGGTCACGGTACAGGCCGCAAACGGCAGGTCGTGCTCACATTATGAACCCATCGTCCGGTGAGATGGGTGGGGGCGGTGGCAAACTCATAAATAACCTTGGGGGACGTTCTTCTGGCGCAGGCGGTGACGGTTTTGCCATCATTCACTTTTTCGGCATTGACCCCGTAGGGGGGTAGCGTGACCCCGCAACCCGAACCGGAGCCGGAGCCGCCAACACAAGGCGGGCAAGACAGGGGCAATTGGTCAGAGGGCACCGAGTACGTCGCCGGGGATACCGTCACCGCGTATTCGCAGAAGCATTCGACCTTTAAGAGGTATAAGGCCCGCGTGGCACACACCGGTAAATCAGAGAATTTCCCAGGTAGAGATACCGGCCCAGGCGCATGGGAGACCTACTGGGAACGTATTTAAGGAGTATTAATGGAGACTATTAAGCAGCAGATTCAGGCCCTAAATGGCGCTGATTTTGCGGAGCTACGACGCTGGATTTTCGACGATGAGGTACAGCGCCGCCAGGCCCTACCAGCCGTGCAGGAGGCCGAGGTGGAATTGGTGAAAGACCTTGCCGCGCAGGGTGAGATTACTCGCCCGGAGGTGGCGACTGAGGAAGCCGCGATTAACGGCGACGGTATCGTGCCCGCGTGGCATAACCCACAGGGGAGGAAGTCCCGCGCCTACATGCGGGGTGATGCGGTACTGGACGAGGGCCGTATCTACATCAACCGCGCTGACGGGCTGAATTACGCCCGCCCGTCCGCCCCTGATTCGGGTTGGGAAGTCTACAACCCTCCCAAGGAGGACACGGTGCCGGAGCCAGGGGACACGGTGCCGGAGGTGCCAGAGGAGGCACCGGGCGTGCCAGCGTGGAAAGAACCCGCCAACAAGGACGAGCTCTACCCCGCGGGCGCGGAAGTCACCCACCAGGGCAAGCAATGGCGCTCCACCACAGACGGCAACCGCGCCGAACCCGGCACCGACGACAGCTGGGAAGAAACCAGCGAATAACCCCACAGCCCCCCGCTGACCGCCCAGGTCACGGGGGCACACTTATACCCGAAAGGAGGGCGCTCATGGTTACTATGCCAGTTGATAAAGGCTTCGTGGTCACCAGTCCGCTAGGCCCACGGTGGGGAGCCACACATTGGGGTGTAGATTACGGTGTCGCTGGAGGCTCCGGCGGCAAACCAATCTACGCAATCAAGGACGGCACGGTCGTCCAGGCCGGTGCCGCTAGCGGTTTCGGCCAGTGGATTCGCCTCGATCACCCCGCAAGCGTCGGGGGCAATGAGTCCGTATACGGCCATATAATCCCCGAGGTGCGTGTTGGGCAGCAGGTGCGTGAGGGGCAGCGCATCGGCAGGATTAATCCCGACTCGAACACTAACGGCGGTGTCGCGCCTCATCTCCATCTTGAGGTGTATCGGCACACGTGGGTTAGCCCCGCGCAGCGCGTGGTAGGGCAGACGATTCTTGACCCGCAGCAGGTGCTACGTGGGGCACGATGGCCCGGTGAAGCAGCGCCCGCCCCACGCCCCACAGGCCACCGGGGCACCCTCTTCGGGGTTGATGTTAGTGAGCATCAAGACGGAATGAGTCTCCGTCGCGCCGCCGACGAGGGCATCAGCTTCGCCATCATCCGCACCACCGACGGCACCTACAAAGACCGCACGTACCGCTCCCACCTTGATGATGCGGAATCCGCAGGCCTCATCACCGCCGCCTACCACTACCTCCGCAACCCCAGCGAGGGTACGACCGTGGCGCAGCAAGTGCGGGCCTCCGTGCAGGTCATGGGGGATAAGAAGCGTCCCGTGTGGATTGATGTGGAGACCCCAGCCGGGCTTCACCGTGACCACATTTCGGAATGTAAACGCGAGTTTGAACGTCACGGCGTGCGGGTCATCGGCACGTATTCTTACGTCCCCTACTGGGAGGGCCGCGTAGCACCTAGCGAGCCGGATTCTCACCAATACGGCGCATTCTGGGTAGCCGCGTATGGGCAGAATCGGCGCGGCACACCAGCGGAGATTTACCCCGGCGACAATCACCGCCAGTGGGATTATCCGCTCGGTAATCAGAAGCCCGCTATTTGGCAGTACGGTTCGAACGCGCAGGTCGCGGGCTACACCGTAGATATCAACGCTTTCAGAGGCACCAGGGCAGAATTATCTGCCTTATTCACAGGCCACAAGACGGAGGAATTAACCATGGCTGAAATTGACCGCATCCTCGAGCACATCGACCGCCGCTCGCAGGAAATCAAAGATTACGTGGATATCCGCATCACTAATCCGATCGGGTCGGATGTGAAGGATATCCGCCAGCAGCTCACCGGCGGGCGAAACTACGGTGAATACCCAGGCTGGGAGCAGCTGGGGCAGGACGAGCAGGGCCGCAACCTGACACTGGTGGATGGTGTGGCTGCCGCCCGGCATGACATCGCTAATCTCAAGAAAGGACAGTCCTAATGGGGAAGCATTATAAGCAGAATCTGGTGGCTGGTGTGTCGGAGCAGGTGGCCGACGCGGTAGCGAAAGAACTTCGTGAGCAGCCGTGGTGGCTGCGCTACAAGGGCACCATCATGCTGATCTTGCAGGCCGTAGCGTGGGTGGCCGGTGTGCTACCCGTCTACTATGCGGACGCCCCAGAGTGGACAATCGCCCTCATCGGCGGCATCGGGTTCTTCATCACCACGCTGGTAAACCGACTCACGATTGATGGTGTCACCCCAAGCATGGGGCCGCGCCTAGCGGGGCAGGCAGACCGCGCCCACCTCGAAGCCCAACCCGCGGGACTGCCGGTCTATAGTGGCCCCACCACCGCGGGGGAGTGATGCGTATGGATTCCTGCAAGATGCGTGCGTGGCTCACGAGTGATGCCGCTGGCCTCGCGATAATTGGTATCTCCGTCATCGTGCGCGGTTCTTCCTACCTGCCGATGATTGTGGATCAACGCCGCAAGCCAGCTCATTTTTTGGAGACGCTTGCGGAACCGTCCACGTGGTCGTGGGTATGGCTCGCTGTGGGTATTTTTTGTCTCGCTGCCATCCCATTGCGGCACGCCCGCCCCCTGGCCGTCGGCCTGGGCATCGGAATTCATTTCATGTGGGCAGTGTCTTTCATTATCTCTGGCGGTCGCGGGTGGGTCACCGCTATCGGCTACGCCACCATCACGCTTTTGGCATTGTGGGCGTTTGGTAGGGGCCGCGCCCCCGACAAGCTGGAGGTACCCGAGTACAAGGGGGCATCATGAATATTAGCGGTGAGGCCGCAACGCTCATCGGCGTCATAGGTGCCGCCATCCTCACCTACCTCGGCACGAAAGTCACAGCCGCTGCTACACGGGACGCTAAACGCATAGAGGCCGATAAGCCCGAGTGGAAAGCGTTTACCGACTCCATCATGCGGCGCATTGACGCGCAGCAGGAGGAGTTGAAGTCCCAGTCTGACCAGATTGACGCTCTTCGTGACCGGGTGGAGTCCCTACAGGAGATTGTGGAGACTACCCGCCGGAAGTATTGGGCTGCTGTTAATGGGCTGCGCCGTATCACTCAAAAGCATGATGTGGAGCTAGATTCCGCGCAGCTCCCGCCCGATGTGCACGATGATGTTATTAACGGATAAACCCCACCCCGCCCCGGGTGGGGTCTTTTCGTCGTTTTAGGGGTCTTTCGGCCGCACCCGATTACCAGCACCCGGTGACTCCCACCCCGGCGGGCGCCGCTTCGCCAATCGATGATGCGCCGTAACGGGCTTCATCCCGACAGAATGGGCGAGGGAACTGATTGATACCGCCGGGTCATCCAGTATGCGGTATGCCACCTGGCACCACTCGCCGATGGTGGCGGTGGACTGTAGGGCAGTAACCTCATCCTCGGTGAGGGGGCGGCCCCGGCGGCGCTGTAGCGATGCCTTTTGGCCCGCCGTGGCCCCGGCCGACTTATTCCGGGTCGCCTCCCGTGATGCCTCGATCGCTTTAGCCGGGTCGCGATATTTATCCAGATCGGCTAAATGCTGGTCGCGGTGCTCATCCCAAGAGCGGCGCATATTATCCCGCACAGAGCGGGCCGCCAAAGGCCGTTTAGCGTGCAAGCCATGCGCCCGCCTATAGTCCGCCACCCGCATTTTGTGCCCCATCGCGATATGGGTGGATAGGTGCCGATATCGCTTGCCGCATTCATGGCAGAGTAGGCCGCCATCATCCTCATCTATGAGGCCGTAGCGGCCATACCCGTCCGGGTCTCCTACCTGCATTAGCGGCTCATTTTTGAAATGGCCTGCCGACTGACCCCAGCGGCGCGGGCTACCTGGGATTGCGTAGCGCCAGCAGCTAGCGCGGCGCGGATAGCGCGGTCTCGCTCCTGCCGTAGGCCCTCGGCTATATCGACCGCGTACTGGTACTCGCTCGCGGCGTCTTCCAGCGCGAAGAGCTCTTTTTGCCCTAGGTCACCAGCGGCGCGGGCGCTTTTCACCGCCCCGATGAGGAAATCGGCATCCTGCTCACAAATCGCATCCTCATCGATTTCGCGGCCGTCTATATCCTCTACCTGGCTGATGTATTCGCGCAGGATATCGACCGCCGCATCCGCGTCCATGTCGAGCATGTAGTGCAGAGTATCCCCGAGGCGGTGAATGTCGGTGCCATCCTCCTCGCGGAGGGAGACAGTGGGCACATCCCAGACCATGCAGGCCATACCCTCTAGAATCTCAGAGGTCAGGGCGCGGGGCACTACCGGCTCCTCATCGTCATCTAGCTCCGATTCATCGCGGGGGTAGACCGCCTCGAATTGGTCTAGGTAGTAGCCGTACTGGGGGTCGCGCCGATTCTCCTCATGAAAATCAATGAGCTTTTCGCGCAATTCCTCCAGCGTGTCGCCGGTGAGCGTGAAATCTTTATTCGGAGTGGTGAGACTGTACATAAAAATATCCTTTCTAGGGGGTTGTTCGGAATTTCCGAAATGTAGGGGGTGGTAGCGCCGGGGCGGGCGCTTTGTGCCTAGCGGGGGAGTCGAACCCCCGCGGGTGACCATCTAGGCTGCTTTGAATTTTTGTGAATTTTATAGGGCGTGCTGGGCGACAATGTCCCAGAAATCCACATCGTCGCGCAGGGTGTAGCGGTAGTCGATGCCCTCGCCGGTGGTGGTGAGCACTGCGTCTGCAATGGCGTCGATATCGTGCTGGTCTGCGTACTCTCCGAGTGGGGCGATGATTTCCTGGTCGATTGCTTCATTGCGGGTGGTGTAGGCGGTCATTGCTGTTTCCTTTTCTGGTGTTGCTCTCTTGCTTACATCTCTAAGTGTATAGCAACCGGGCTACGTTGTAAAGTCGGTTTACTTGTGGTGTATATCACACTGTTACACATTGTAAAACACGCTCAAGCCCATATATGGTGAACCCCATGAAAAAGACAACCCTCGCACTCTCCCTCACCGCCCTCACCCTCACGGTCACTGCCTGCATGACCGAGGCAGATCAAATCAACGGCATGACCATCGACGAAGCTATCGACGACTGCCAGAACCGCATCACTAAAAAACTCACCTCCCCCGCCTCCGCGGACTTCGCAGACAAAAATGAGCTAGATATCCAGAAAAAGGAAAACGACGGCGAATACTGGCAAATCCGTGGCTACGTGGACTCGGATAACAAGTTCGGTGCATCGCTCCGGTCGAGCTGGTATTGCACCGTGAGGCCACGGGTCGATGATGCCCCGCTGGTTCACATCAACGTGAAGCAGGGGCGCTAG